GCCTGCTAAAGTATTAAAGGACTGTCTCTATCTGGTAATTGATACTACGTAACGAACTATAGACTACAACTTATTATTATATAATATATAACGAAACATCCGCGCAAGTTGATCGGATCCGGTCAGTCGCTGCCGGTCCGGCGGAGCCGAGGCCAGGAAAGTATATATCGCCTATCGTTATATCGACAACCGATATATAAGCTGCTGCGTCCTATTGCATTATTGGATCGTCAATATAATAGAAGAAAGACGCTCCATTGATATTTTCCTACTATTATAAGTATAGGAACACGTTTTTATGATCGGCCGTTTTTCCCTGGCCAAAGGGAACGGCCGTTTTTTTGTGTAACAATAACAAATAAAAAAGAATAAAGCAAACAGGATGAATAAATAAAAACGCAATAGAAAATGGAAATGACCAAATAAGACAAATAAAAAACCATTGCAAACATGCAGGAAAGGAAATAAACCAAAATTGATCAAAAATTTTTATCAAAAAGCTATTGACTTAAGTCTTATGTCGTGTTATGATTGTATTGTCAAAAGGAACTGACACAAAACGAACGAAACAAGGGAGGCAAAAAAAAATGATCAAGCAAACACTATCAATCGGATTAAATGACAAGGAAACAAAAAAGCAAGAAATTGAAACAGAGATGGCTTTAGAGATTATTAAAGACTCTATCATGGATTTCGGCTTTGACGGCGCGACAATTATTCCGGGGGCAATCGGAATTTTCCGGCATGCAGACGGGACTGTAGTTATTGAAAACAGTGTCCAGGTTGTTTTTTACGGGGCGGATTCTGCCAACGTCAAGGCGCTTGCCTCAAAGCTCCGGACGGCATTAAATCAAGAGTCTATCGCATATGAAGAGCAAGAAATTTATTCCGAATTTATTGAGGCGTAAACGTGATGTAAACGTGATTTCCTGGACAGGCCCCGCGCTGCGGAGCCTGCGCAGGGCACCAGGTGCCCGGTGTATAGACAAAATCCACAACAAAAGGAGGACACAAAAAATGTTTAACACAGAATTGGACGCGACGTATCAGAGGGATTTACAGAAGGTATGGCACGGAAACGCACGCATGATTAAATACTGCACCGACAAAGCCGCACAGATTGTCGGCATGGAAAACGGACGCTATTTCATCATCGAAAAAAAGAAAATCCGGACGGATTTCTGTTTCGGATATTCTCTCAGCAGATATGACACAGAAGACTTTGACAGAGCAAATGCAGCCGCCAGACACGCAAGCGAAAATACGGATTATTTCATCCGTGAAAATATGAAAGAAATCACCGGTCCATTGGATATGCTGGACGACGATCGTTATATGCCTGTGCTTTATGAGCAATATGATTCCGTATACGGCTGCCCGAACCTCTGCGCTCTCAATTTCCGCCGCGTTGTCGAAATCCTTGAGGACTGCGGAGGATCCGCATACCTGGAAGAACTGAAAGGCACCGACAAGAAAGAAGCAAGAGGCGGAAGAAAATACCACATCCTTTCCGACGAAGAAAAAGAGGCGGTCCGAAATGCCTTCAAAGAAGCTGCCGCAAGGCACGAGAAAAAAGTGTTGGCGTATTTGAAGCGATACGGTCTCAGCAAGGTAAATTCCTGGTCATACTGGCAGGACGAATAAGCAGAAAGGGGAGAAAAAACCATGACAACGAAAGTCAAGCATAACCGCATCCCGCGCAATTTTAAAAAGATCATCGGCCACATGATCGTTGATTCGTCGGCAGGCAAGCCTGCGCAATGGGAAATTATCAAGCGCACGGACGACGGCGCATACATCGGGACAAACCTTGAAACCAGAAAAGAGTATCGTATGTTCGTTTCACATCTTCGGAACCCGAATATCTTCAGAATCCAAAACATAATCGTTTAAAAGGGGGCATTACAATGAAAAAACGCGGAAAATATTATAAAAGTCTGAAAGAATGGATCAATGCAGGCGGGAACTACAGCATATTACACGCGCCCTGCATTCACATATCCGGAAGCGTTCGCGGAATGCGGAAATTGTTCTGGGGCTATGTCTGCGACGTTGTGCGCATCGGAAACTATATCTACAAAGCGTCATAATAACGGAGGAAGAAAAAAATGAACATCTCTTCGATGATTGAATCCATAAACCGCATTGACTCCGAAACGTCCGACGCGATAAATAAGCTTGACGAAAATACAAGATTCCTTTTCAACAAACTGTTGGCCGAGATCGAATCATTCAAGAAGGCGTTAATAAACGAACAATTCCGCCAGAACGCCTCCCGCGCAGGATACAACACTGAATACAAGGCCGCATGCCGTCTTCTGAAAAATGCAGCCCGTGACGATCTGCATTTGGCATGGAAGAATGAAAAAGGCCAGGTCTGTGCCTGTGATGGATTTACAGGCATTCGTCTTACAGAACCGAAGTACGCGCTGCCCTTGCTGGATCATCAAGCCATAGACCTCGACGCCCTTTTCGACAAAACTATTTCCGGAATCTCTGCAGAAGAAGAAAATATGCCCGATTATTCCGCACTGAAAACGTATTTCAAAACCGTCACCGCAGAATTTAAGGCCAAACACAGTTCCAAAACTCTTTCTGCAATCAAATCATGCCACAACGGACTTTTGCCCATCTATTACAGGTTTGAAACCAACGGCGCATATGTATCTGTTGAGTATTTGCTCACGGCCATAGAAATTGTGCCGGACGCAAAATTATTCACTACGCCGTCTGCTTTCACCCCCGTATACCTGAAAGGGGAAAATGCGGAGGCGATTGTCCTGCCGGTCCGCGTAAACGCAGATTCCGAATATAGCAGCCGCGCCAATGCAGACAGCGCCGCGCTTCGGTCCGGAACGTACTTTAGCACTATCCCCGTATAACATTACAAAATTACGAACAAACAAGGAGGAAGAAATCATGCTGTATACTACTGACCACACCTGGACCATCCGCGAAATCGAAGCACTGACCGAAGACGAAGCCCGCGCCCTCTCCCTGGAAACTGTATCCATCAAAGGGCACACCGTTTATCTGGTTGACTTCGGCGGATATTTCAAATACTCAGCGCTGGTATTTCACAGCGGACGCCATATTTACTACGCAAACCAGTACGAACTACACTTCAACGGTTATACCCGTGAAGCGCTCCGCTCCCGCTTCATCGAGATCCTTAACGGGAAACTCTTCACGGACGAAGAAATCACCGGCCCGCTGCACTCATACGCCGAGTACACCAATAAGGCATATTTCATCCGGAATTATTACCCGATGCGCAGAGAATACATTTCCAACTTTTTCATCGGACCGGAATCCGAGCGCCAGGCAATTCGCAAAAAAACTGAAACCATGCTGTTTTCTCCGCTTGCATGCGCATGGTTCAGCCCGCAGGAAAAGCCCTTTGTGGATCACATGCACGCGCTTTACAAAGCCCTGGCGTCTCAGCGCAAAGCCATGGAAACCGATCCGGAATATCTCAAAACCGCGATCCTGTACGAAATGTACAACCATGAATACGGCATCAACTGGCAGGGAAACTGGGACGTCCTTTCCTGCTTCGGGACCATCCGCTTCAACGAAAGCGACAATCCCGTTCCGTATTTTGATCAACTGAAATGGACCGATTCCCAGCGGTCCGCATTCTGGGCTGCCCGCGCACAGTATAACAAAGAGCAGCGTGAACGGGAAGAGCGGGAGGAAACCGCCTGAACCGGGATAAAACGCCGCGCCCGTCCGGCGGAAACAATAGGCGGGCACAACGCCGCCGCATTGCCTGAAAAAACAATTGCCACAGCACATCAATGCGTGATAGAATAACATAATCAGAGGAGGATCACATCATGATTTCAATCGGTTACTATAACGGCAAAACGAACACTTCTCCTTACTGCGGCCCCACCGTCAAAACGATTGCCGAGGCACAAATCTGGCTAAAAAACAATCTCGATTTTCTCGTAAAAAATTCCTATGGCGTTTCGATCTGGGAAACAAACTCATGGGATCGCGGCCCCGGCCAGCGTGCCGGAAAACCCAAAGTATATCTTTCATGGCACCGGGACGGGTCTGATTGCTACGGCCAGCTTTTCAATCCGGATACCGGATGGCGTTTCACCGTCGGATCGGATAACAAAATACACGAGGATTTTGTAAAATAAAGGAGGTCCGCCATGCCACGAAGCGAAGCCAGCAAAAAACAGCAGTACGCTTACAGCAAGGAATACCAGAAAAATTTTGTGGTCCAGAAGAAATTGATCCTGAACCTGAAAAATGAAGAAGACGCCGCTCTGGCTGCATGGATCGAATCTCAGCCGGAAATCACGACACAATATATCCGTCGCCTTATCCGTGAGGACATGTCCCGCGCCGCCTCCGAAAAGGAAAAGGCCGAACGATAAATCACGTTTGAAGGGTGATACCAATGCTCAGCGAAAAAGAAAAAGCACGCCGCAAAAACTATCTGCAAAATAATGTCACCGCTTTTGATCTCAAGTTCAGCCTTGTGAAAGACGGCGATATCCTCGCCAGGCTTGATACAGTTTTTAGCAAGCAAGGATATATCCGGGCTTTGATCCGTAACGACCTTATATCAAAGGGAATTATACCCGGGCCCTTTGAACACTACGAATTTCTCAGCCATAGAGGTCCCATAAAGGCCGGACCCTATATGCAGCGTGTCACGCTTAAACTTGTTACCGGCGGCCCCGATCAGCCGATCATTGACTATCTAAATCAATGCCCCAGCCGCATGAATTATCTTCGCGGGCTAATCCGCCAGGATATTGATTCCGGCGGAATTATAGCGGAGCGAATGACCGAGGAAAAGCCGTATGTCACCGTCGAAAACGTCTTGGCGTCAGCGGAACGAACCTACGCCCTGCTGCGTGATTTTGTAGCCCAGGACAATCAGAACAACACCCAAACAGCGTCCGACGCAATCAAATCCATAACCGCCTGGATCGATGAAAACAAGTGAAAAAACTTTGCGGGAAATCCAATTTCCTGCTTGACATCCGGTGTAAACATGTGTATAATAAACTTATCAAACGAAAGGAGAAACCGCCATGAAGACCACGCTTTCCACCCTGATCCAGACTTTCCTCGCCGACTGCGCCACCAACGGAAAGTCCGCATGCACCCTCCAGAATTACCGCACGTCCCTTAACAAATTCCTCGCCTGGGCCGGGGAAGAAACTGAAATCGACGGAATCCGCACCGCTGATATCGCGGCCTTCAAGGTTTCCATCGGCGATGTAAAGATCACCACACTGAACTTCCATCTCGAACACCTGCGTATCTTTTTCGACTGGGCCGTTGGCATGGAAATCATCCCGGTCTCTCCGGTAAAAACCTTCCTCTTCCCGAACAAGAAGAACATCTCCACGGTCCGTAACCGCCCCATCGAAGAAAAACTGACCGTGGAGGAAGCGGTCAAAATGCTCACGACCGCCAAGCCCACCTGGATGCGCACCCGCACATTCCCCCGGAACCAGGCCGTCTGCGCGATGCTCATTACTGGTGGTTTCCGCAATCAGGAATTGGCAGCAATAACACCCGCTGACATTGACTTCGAAGTCGGATGTGTAACGATCCGTCACGGCAAAGGAAACAAATTCCGCACCGTTCCTTTCCCGCTAATTGCGCAGAGCCTCGTTCGCGCCTACCTCGCGTCCGGCTACCGTCCATCCAACCTTACCGACTGGGACCCTCTCTTCGGCACCGTCCCGAAGTCCGGCACTGGCTGGACCGTCCTCGACCGTCACGCCCTGTCTGAGATCGTCCGCAGGACCGTGGAAGCTGTTACCGACAAGGACAAAATCCGCAGCCACAAACTCCGTCACGCCTTCGCTTCTGTCTCCCGCGAGATGGGCATGGCCAAAGAAGACATTCAGGAATGCCTGGGCCATGCATCCCTTGATACCACCGAACGCTACCTCGACCGGCTCAATCCCGAAGCTGCCCCGAAGCGTATGAGCGACATGTGGGATCATCTTGGAACCGCCGCCGGTTAATCCGAAATTCTTACCGCCCTGCGGGGCGGTCTTTTTTTATTTTCTCCAAATTCAAATCTTTCTTCGTCACGGGGAATAAGTCCCCAGACTTAGAAGGAAATCCTGTCACGTTTTCTGCCTGGAATTCGTGACATCGCGTCACGGTTCCGTGCTTTTTCTTTTTACCCCTTGCAATCCTGTCAGAAACGGCCCTGTTTTTCGTCCGGGCGCGTTTTCCCTTGCAACTTATCGTCAAAAATTCAAACGGCTCTATGCCCCTTAAAATCACAACTGAGTATTGCTGTATAATTTGCATAATATACCATAGCGCGAGGGGACTCCCCTGTGATGGGAGTAGACAATGGTATTATTTTCCATACAGAAAACGGGTAACCACGTAGGTAACCATAGAAAATCATTTTTCAAAACGAATCATAATTTTTTATAACGTTTCCATAAATGCCCAGAAGAAAATCTTGTACCGATTCTTTAAACAACCACAATATATAGTATATAAACACAATAAAATACCCTACATCCTGATCGATGTAGGGTCTCTGACGGAGAAGCCGGGATTTGAACCCGGGCTGCCTTTAACAGCACTACTCCCTTAGCAGGGCTGTCGGAAATGGCTTTATTCCTACGTTTTTGCCCCAAAAGGTAACCACGAGATAACCATAGCAAAAATATCAAATTCTGTCCACCGCTGCCCTTTTATCATCCAGCGGCACCCGCACATAATTTTTCAGCGTGGTAAGGTATGACGCATGCCCGCCGACCTCCGCGATAATCCCGCCCTGGACGCCAGCCGACGTAAGCCGGGAGAAGAAGAAGTGTCTGCACGTATGCGGCGGCAGTTCCCTGAGACCAGCCCTCCGGATCGTCTTCCAGTACTCAGCGTAGAAATTATCCTCGTTCATCTCAAGCAGCTTGGACTTTCGCTTCGCCATCAGCACTTCCACTACAGGCACGATGCGCGTATGGATAGGGATTTCCCTGTCTATCCCGGCCTCCGTTTTGATGCCGCCAACCATGTACCGTTCCTTCAGGAAAATGTTCTCCAGGGGGATAGTCGCCAGTTCCCCGTACCTAAGTCCGGCATAGCACATGATGAGGATATACCCAGTAAACTGATGGGTCTTATAATCCCCCCACAGCGCGTCCACCTCTTCCTGCGTCCAGCACTCGCGCTTGGCCTTGGGCGCATCGAAGGGGATGTCCACATACTGCGTCCGGTTGATCTGCACGATGTCACGTTTAATCGCAAGGTCGTACAGGTGCGACAGCAGCACCTTCATATCCCGGGCCGGGTAGAAGGTAGATGTCCTTAACTCTATCTGCTCTTCGATATCCGAAACCGTCAGGCTGGAAATATCCCTGTATTCGATTTCTGAAAACCGTTTCCATGCGTATCCCATCTTGTCCCTTTGCGACCCCGAAAGCTGTTTATACTCATACGTCCCAGTGTATACCGTATACAACTCAATCAGTTTCATGTCCTTAACTTTGGCAGCGCCAAGCGATTCCGCCTTCATCCCGGCCAGGGCCATGGTGGCGTCCGATTTTTTCGCGAACGTCCTGGTCTTCCTTTTCCTCCGGATTTTTCCGTCCCCATCGATCCATGTAGCCACGTTGATGATGGCCTTATATCTTCCGTTTTTTAATTTGATTACAGTTCCGGTCCCGTTGGCCCGTTTCCTGCGGGTCACCGCCTTCTCCTGCTTCGCCCCGCAGTAAGGACAAAATCCCGCGCCTTCGATATCCGGGATCTCTTTCCCGCACTTCCTGCACTCCTCCATGTCAACCTCCTACCCGCAAAAGAAAAAAGAAAAGAAGCAAAAGAAAAAAGAAAAGAGATACTATTAACCTATCTATCCATCCATCCGATATATACTAAGCAGCTATCTATAACCCGATACTTAATATTATACCAAGTAACGGGTTATAAGAAGGGGGGTCTGGGGGGGAACAAACCGCCTATTCCCGGATTTTTATGCAGTTTTACAGACAAACTCCGCATTATATTTGTGCATTCTCCACAAAAAACAGCCTTCAAAAACCAATTTGGTTTTTCAAAATAACCAATTTGGTTTCTGAAAACCAATTTGGTTTTCTGTCGGCGATATTTGTACACATTGCCCTAACTGAAACCACAGATATTGTGCGATTAATACAAAAACCCCCGCTTAAAAACCAATTTGGTTTTCTCAAAAACCATTTTGGTTTTCGCCTAAAAACCAATTTGGTTTTCCAATAACCAATTTGGTTTTGCCCTGAAAACCAATTTGGTTTTCCAATAACCAATTTGGTTTTTGTCCGGCCTGGATTCTTCTTCACAATCCCCATCGATGCCCTTGCGTATCCGTTCCAGTACCTCCAGGATTTCGTCCCGTTCCTGGTCCCTGGCCAGCATGTATTGTTCCACGGCGGATATCAAACATATGATACTTATAAATCCTAAAACAACACCCGCAATGCCGCATACAAACCGTTCCAAACTGTCCGGCTCAAACATAATATAACAAAGATACACAACAGGCCCAAAGATAAAACAGCATACAATCACGGACGTTAAATATGTGGCTGCTTTCCGGTAGATCCAGCGCGGTCGCGGGGCAGAGTCCCTGTTCCACCCGGAACTTTTTTCCTTTTCAGGCTTTGGCGTCATTGGCGACATCTGCATTGTCAACACTCCCGTTTTCAGGCATTTTTGTGCATTTTTCAAAATTTCCAATATTAACTAACTATCTGTGTATAATCGGAAACCAATTGTGGATAAATTAACGCAATGTGCGAAAATAAGCGAAAGCCATATTGCGCATCTTGCGTAAATGCGCTATGCTTTTTTCTGACAGGCCGGTCACATCTTATGGATCTTCTGGACGTTAGTTAGGATCATCCGATCCGGAAAGGAAACCCGTTTATGTTCACTGAATCCCAAATCAAACAGTTCAACATCCACCCGGATACCGTTGAATTATTTGCCATGATCGCTGAAATGACGCCGGAGCAGTTTAGGAAATTCATCAATCTTGCTCGTGCTTACTTGAAAGATAAGCAAGACGTTTCAATGCGGCGCGGGTCTCAGGATCATGGCAATAGATCATCAGCATGACAGTTTCAAACACGTCGTTCCATTCCTCTTTCGGGATCCCTGCAGCCTGTGCCAAATCCTCAACGTCGTGCTTCAGTTTTGCTTCAAGCAGTAATTTAACATCAATGCCCTGTCCGCCGGTTAACCTTCCAAAGGACAACACCGGTCTTGTCTTTTCATCAGTGCTGCCGTTGAGCCAGTTTTCTTCGACCCCTAATGTCTCCGCCAGGCGAATCATTTTTTCATGCTTCGGCATATACAGCTTTCTCTTTAAGTTGCTGATCACATCTTCGCCGATGCCGCTTTGCTTTGCCAAATCCGCCTGAGACATCCGGGCGTCCCGCAGCGCTTCCATTAGCCGCTCTGACGCTATCTCCAGACGCTGTTTTGTTGTTCGCCCCACGGTGCACACCCTCCTTTTTGTGAATAGTGTACAACTTTAGCTTTCTCTATTCAAGCAATTTAACAGAAATGTCAAAAAAGCTTGAGAAAATTCAAGAATAGTACTTGCAAACGTCAAAAAGGTGTGATATGATTTCATCGAAAGTTGAGAAATCTCAAGCCAAAAGGAGGTGAAGCGCATGGAATACCGTTACCCACGATTACGCGGGCGCATTCGCGAAATCCTGGTTACACAGGGAAGACTCGCGGAACGGTTGGGGATTTCTCAGACAAGCCTGACGAACAAACTAACGGGCCGGACGGAATTCAACCGGGATGAAATCATCCGAATCGTGGACCTCCTGAATATTCCCAAGTCCGAAGTGTACGATTATTTTTTTGCTGGACAGATAGAGAAATCTCAAGGCAAAGGAGGCCCGAAATGCCCAAGCCGATCAACTGGGACCTCGTAACCCACCTGATGCGCACCTACTACCCACGCGAATACATGCGCATCCTCGCAGAACAGCAAACCACCCTCCCGTTGCCGCCACCCGATACGAAAGGAGACTCACGACATGACACCCAAAGTGACACCCGAAGTGACACCCAATATGACACCCGAAATCGCCGCCCTCGTCAAAAGCGAAAAGCCCCTGATATCTTCGGCTGAAGCAGCCCGTGCGCTGCACGTCACCCCGTACATTTTCAACATACAGTTAAAACAGGGAATGCTCCCTTTCCCGGCCCTCAAGGTCGGCAGCCGGGTCAAGATTCCCCGTATCCCCTTCCTGCGCTACATCGGATACGACGGAGGAACCACCAATGCCTGACGACATCGAAGCGCCCTGGCTCGATCCCGATTGGCCAGCATGGCCCGAAAAGCCGCTCTGCGAATGTTCCATCTGCCACGAACCTCTCTGCGAAGGCGATGATGTAGTCTTTACGGATGCCGGACCCATTTGCACGGTATGCGTTTCCGAAATGGATTGGCGTCGGTTCATCGGTCTTGCCGGACTCAGCATCGAGACGCTTACCCGTGACAACGCGACTATAAGAAATTACTGAGGAGGTGATCCAAACGAAACTCACAGCTTACTTCGCCGAACGCCGCATCATCCGGGAGGACCGCCGCAGGCTTCGCCGCCTGTTCACCGCAGACTTCCAGTTTTCCCGAATTTTCGATGACACCTGGTACCGCCGCCGCCGGATGACGAAAGCGGGGTGGAGGAGAAATTGATTGAACGCCAGATGCCGCCAAAGTTCCATGCCATATTCGAGTATTGGAAAGATAAAGCAATCCTTCCCGATGGAACCGTAGTGACAGACCCACCGGACATGACACCGGAAACAGTTCCGAAGGACTCGATAGCAGTCGTGGAAGACTGGGGTGAACCAAGTTGTTTTGCTTGTGACAGCTTTGGACTCAGAAGTGCATATTACAAAAGCGGCAAATACGACAGCGATCTTCAAGAACACAACTACAAACGCATCTGGTCCGAAAGCAATATAACCAGATTGCAGAAAGCACACATTGTACCTCATAGCCTGTGCGGTTTGAATACACCGAACAATTTCTTCCTCCTTTGCGAATCTTGCCATAAGGACTCACCGGATACGATATTTGAAAAAGAATTTTTCAAATGGGTTTATAAAAGGCGTCACCACAATCCGCTTTGGGAGATGGTACAGAATTCCCTCCTAAGATATCCGGAAGAAGTTTACAAGAACGTAAGTATACCATCCGCAGAGTCGATACGAAGATTTGCAAAGTCTACAACAACTACACATTACGGAGGGTGCGCACCGGCAACGATAGAAGCAATCGTAAATCATACTATAGATTCTATAGTTAATGGAACATTTCAAGACGAAGCGCTTCTTTACTTAGACGAAGGGGGTGGAAAAAACAATGACTGTAGCTATGACAAACCCGGTTCTAAAAATAGACCCGGAATTTCAGGCAAAGATACCCCCGTTGTCTGAAGCAGAATTCAAGCAGCTGGAAGAAAACATTCTGCGTGACGGCGAAGTGTACGACCCCATCGTCATCTGGAACGGCACCATCGTTGACGGACACAACCGCTACCGGATCATCCGGGCCCACCCGTGGCTGGAATGGCGCGTCCGGGAAATGCAGTTCGCGGACAAGTGGGAAGCGTTCGACTGGATGTGTGCGAACCAGCTTGGTCGCAGGAACCTGACCGACGAACAGCGCACGTATTTGATTGGGAAAATGTACGAGGCGCGGAAACACACAAATATAGGCGCGCCAGTTGGGAATACAAACGCAAAAAAACAATGTACCCAAAATGGGAACATTGAAGCCAAGCGGGTTTCCGAACAGATTGCGGACGAACTGGGCATCGCAAAAAACACCGTTATCCGGGCTGAACGATTTTCCAAAGGGATTGATGCTGTTCGATCTGTTTCCCCGGAGACCGCAGAAAAAATATTAACCGGCAAGCAGAAGATCCAGAAACAAACAGTCCAGCACATCGGCACCGCCCCCGAACCGGACCGCCCCGCCCTGATTTCCGCCGTCGTCGAGGGCAGGCCCATCCCGAAGGAAGACCCCAAACCGAAGCCCGCGTCCGCCTTGCCCCCACCCCAGCCCGCGCCTGCGCCTTCTGCCCTCGACAAGCCAATGACAGCGCCCCAGGAAGAGCGCGGAGGACAGGACGTCACGCAGACGACCGACTTTTCAAAAATCAACTGGCGCTCTGCCGAAGGCCGTCGTGTCAAAGAGCAGATCGACCATGCGATCCGGGAAAGCTACAGCGATAAAACGCCGGAATTCACGCTCCCGATGCTGATCGAGGAATTGAATCTCGACATCCGGGACTTCACCGAAAAACTGTCGCGAATGCTCACTGACCGCGCCGACATTATTACCGAATCGATTCGTATCGAGACAAAAAATCTTTTGCACAACCTAAAAAAATATAAGGAGGCTCTGAACAATGGGAAATAACCGTCACAACTCTGAAATCAAATGGCTGCGTCCTTCTCAGGTTAAGGTTGACATCGATCTTTATCAGCGTGAGGCAACGAATCAGCGTGTTAAAAAGATTCTCGACGATTGGAATTACGATCTTGTCAACATGCCCAAGGTGTCCATGCGCATGGATGGTTCCATGTATGCGTTCGACGGACAGGCGACGCTGAAAGCGTGGGGGATCCACGAAAGCGACGCTCCCATCAAATGCCTTGTCTTCCATGGCCTGTCCAAAGAAGACGAAGCGAGGCTGTTTGTTCAGCAGAATGGAGCGGCGTCCCCCGTAAATACCCGCGATAAAATGCGTGCGCAGTATAACATCGGCGAACCGGAAATCGTTGAATTGGTCAACGCGGCAAAAAGCGCCGGTATCGAATTGCGGCTTACCAATTCAACCGGAGGTGATGGACGCTGTCACGCCCTGGCTGCGTGCAAGCGTTCCGTGCAGCGCATCGGTCTTTGGCAGTTCCAGCAGGCGCTCGACACCATCGTTCAGGCATGGGGCGGGGTGCAGGAATCTCTTTCCAACGGTTTTATCGATGGGATGACTGAAATCTACGCCACGAACCAGACGCAGTTTGACAAGAAGGAACTCATCAAAAAGCTTTCCCATTTCCCGCCGTCCTATTACATCCGGGAATCCAAGGAATATACGGGAAGCAAGGGTAAACGCTTTGCCGCAGTCTTCCGCAAGGTATACAACCGCAACAGGCGCGTAAATGTTCTCGGCGCGTGAAAGCGTTCTCCCTTTGAAAGAAGGTGATGCCCGCTTTGATCAAGGCATTTAAGATTCGTCTCTATCCCACCAAAGAACAGGAAGCACTCATGTGGCGGCACGTCGGTGCCTGCCGGTTCATCTGGAACCACTTCCTCAACCTTCAGGAAGAACGCTACAAGGCCGGGGAAAAGTTCATGTCCGCTTTCGATATGTCCTACCTGATGCCGCCCCTCAAAAAGCAGGAAGAGTTCCAATGGCTCAATGACATCGCCGCGCAGACGCTCAACCGTGAACTGGCCGACCTTGCAGACGCGTACAAAGACTTCTTCAAAAAGAAAGCGCGGCACCCGAAATACAAGAGCCGCAAAAGAAGCAAAGCGTCTTTCCCGACAGCGCAGATCATTTACTTCGAGGATGGGAAAGTCACCGTCGGCAAGATAGGGAAGGTCAAGTACAAAACAGACTTCGATCTGCCACAGGGTAAAGGGAACAAGTTCACCAACCCGCGCATCTCAAACATCTGCGGCAAATGGATGCTTTCCTTCGGGATGGATTGCCCGGAAGAACACCCGGAACTGAACGCAGGAACATCGGTTGGAATCGACCTCGGCATCAAGGAACTTGCCGTTGCGTCTCATCAAAAGCAGATGATAACGGTCCCCAACATCAACAAGACCGACGAAGTCCGGCGGCTTGAAAAAAATCTCCGTCACCTTCAGCGCTCGGTTTCCAGGAAGTACGAAGCGGCGAAGAAGCGCACCGGGCGGTACGAAAAGTCGAACAACATTCTCAAGGAAGAGGAAAAGATTCGCCGCCTCCACCACCGTCTCGACTGCATCCGTCAGAACCACGTCCACCAGGCAACCCACTACTTTGTTTCCCTACTTCCGGAACGCATCGTCATGGAAGACCTCAACGTCACCGGGATGATGAAAAACCGCCACCTCTCCAAGGCCATCGGCCAGCAGGGGTTCGCGGAGTTCCGAAGGCAGATCGCTTACAAGTCCGATTGGAACGGCATCGAAACCGTCTATGCCGACCGGTTCTATCCATCCTCCAAGACATGCAGCGTCTGCGGCCACATCAAGCCGGACCTTAAACTCAGCGACAGGACGTATGTGTGTTCTGAGTGCGGCGCGGTACTCGACAGGGATTTCAACGCCGCCGTGAATCTTGAGAACTATGTCCCGCAATAGGGATCGATAAAGGGGCGTCGTCACGTCCTGAAGCTGCGGAGCGTTATACAAACCCAAGTAGCCTCGGCAAAAGGGAACGCTGTGAAACAGTAACTTGCGCGTAAGCGGGTGAGATAGCAAACGTGAGGTGACGGTACTGCTGTAACCGAACGCGAGGATGACGGGTGTGACCCACGCCTTTTTCCCTCCTCTTTCTTCCGTCTCTCCCGTGCTCGCACACGATGACGGTGCATTGACGCCTTCAGTTCCTGCCCGCACCTCCAGCGCACGCACAAGATGACGGCACTATGTCGGTAGCATGGTCCTTGTCACCGGTCGTTGCACCTTCCGCGTACGCGCAAGATGACGGGGACAACGAATGAAAACATGAAATCAAATCATAAGCACATTAAGGGTGTCGTCACACCCCAAAGCTGTGGAGCGTCACACCTCCTGAGTAGGTTCGCCGAAAGGGGACGCTGAGAAGCAGTAATTCGAGCGCCATGCGAGGTGCGTGAAATGACGGGGAGTGATAGAAAGGTGATCCGCTGATCCTGTAAGTCGCACCCCGCGCACGCGCACGAGATGACGGACCTTCCAAGTCCTATTCATGCGTTCCTTCCACTATCACACCTCGCACACGCGCACGAAATGACGGTTGACAGCGTTTCCCGCATGAGCAGAAACGCAGACATCACACCTCGCACACGCGCACGAAATGACGGACCTGACGGTTAAGGTCCTGCCGGTTGCACCTCGCGCACGCGCACGAAATGACGGGTATCCAGCGCGAAACGGTTGCTGTAGATACGCCGCGTCGCACCTCGCGCACGCACCCGATATTACGGACACATACACATACACACGAAAGGAGTCCCCCATGCCCATCACAAAAACACCTACCTCCTCTCACGACGAATGGATTGCCCTTCGCTCCAAGTACATTGGCGGCAGCGATGCCGCTGCCGTCGTGGGCCTGAACGCCAACTGCACCCCCTTCTCCCTGTGGATGGAAAAGACCGGACAGCAGCCACCGTTTGAAGGGAACCTCGCCACCAAGACCGGCACCTTCCTTGAACCCTTCGTGGCCCAACTCTTTGAGGAGCAGACCGGCAAGAAAGTCCGGCGCGAAAACGCTTCCCTGTTCAACAGCGATTACCCCTGGGCCATCGCCAACGTGGACCGCATGGTGGTTGGGGAGGACGCAGGGCTTGAGATCAAGACCACCTCGGCCTTGTCCACAAAGAAATTCCGTAACGGCGATTATCCTTCAAATTATTATGTGCAATGCATGCATTACCTCGCCGTCACCGGGAAATCTAAATGGTATCTGGCCGTCCTCATCGGCAACTTCGACTTCCGCGTCTACGAAATCGAACGCGACGAAGACGAAATCGCCGCCCTGATGGCTGCTGAAAAATCCTTCTGGGAAGATTACGTCCTCACAAAAACCGCCCCACCTCCCGACGGCCAGGAACCCACGGACGAATCCCTCCGCATCCTTTACCCGGAATCCAACGGCGAGTCCATGTCCCTCTTCGGGCGCGACTCCCTCCTCGACCGCTACTTTGACCTTGCCGACCAGATCAAGGAACTCCAGCGCCAACAGGACGAGATCAAGCAGACAATCCAACTGGACATGGGGGAGACGGAAACCGCCCTGGCCGACAATTACAAGGTCATCTGGAAAACCCAGACCCGCTCCACCTTCGACGCAAAGAAATTCACTCAGGACCACCCCGATATCAAAACCGATGATTACTGGAAGACAAGCACATCCCGCGTCTTCCGGATCAATAAGAACAAGCCCAAGGAGGACTAACCTATGGCAAACGCAGGAATCATTCAGCAGACTCAGGCCAAGAAGAACGTAGTCAGCACGGCTCAGAAACCTAAGACCATGCGGGACTACATCAAGTCGATGGAAGGCGAAATCGCCAAGGCGCTGCCCTCCGTCATCACCCCGGAGCGCTTTACCCGCATCGTCACCACCGCCCTTTCCTCCAACCCGGAACTGGCCAACACCACCCCTGCTTCCTTCCTCGGCGCGATGATGACAGCCGCGCAGCTCGGCCTCGAACCCAACACGCCCCTGGGGCAGGCTTACCTCCTGCCGTACCGCAACAAAGGCGTCCTGGAAACCCAGTTCCAGCTTGGCTGAACACTTTACGGTCAAGTAAAACTGCGTGAACCCTATTACTCAGGGGTGTACGGCGTAAGCCGTGCTAACGGGGAAACCCGCCGTCAAAGGGCAATCCCGTGCCACATACCCAGAATGTGGTGTAGAGACTATCGCTGATGAATGTAAGCGAGTAGGACCGAAGATGAGTTACGGTCCCAAGTGCGCAGCTTCCGCAAGGAAGAAGATATAGTCCGGCCCAACGGGATGGGAAACCGTGGGATCGCTGATAAAGGTTTAATCGACCTCGCCTACCGCTCCGGAGAAATCCAGATCATCCAGGCCCACGCTGTCTACGAGAACGACGAATTTGAATACGAATTCGGCCTTGAACCCAAACTGAAGCATAAGCCCGCCGTGCAGGATCGCGGCGAACCCATCGCCTTCTACGCCATGTTCAAGACGAAGGATGGCGGTTACGGATTCGATGTGATGAGCGTTGATGATGTCCGCGCCCACGCCGCCAAGTATTCCAAATCCTACGGCAGCAGTTTCTCTCCGTGGAAAACCAACTTCGTAGAAATGAGTTTAAAAACTATTTTGAAGCGCGTCCTCAAGTACGCCCCCCTCAAGACCGAATTCGTCCGTGGAATCACGCAGGATGAAACCGTCCACGACACCATCGGCGCGGACATGACCCTGGAAGAGACCCGTCAGGTTGAAGGTGACGGCGAGATTTCCGAATCCGTAGAATACGTCGATGCTGAGACCGGCGAGGTCGCCGGGGAAGCGCCCAAAGCATAACGATTTTAAGGGGGTAGCATGTGCTTAAAAAGGTGTCGATACCATTGCAGGTCCTCGACTCCATGCTCGCCCTTGCCCCGGAGGAAATGCGCTCATCCCTGTCCGTGATATGCGACGCGGCGCACGCCGACGCGGGGGAACCCCTCCTCCCGGAACGATGCGCCGTCTGGCCGGACATGTCCTCCGAAATCTCCCGCCAGCACCGTGCCGCGCAGATGCATGCGCGGTGCGGCGTCCGGGGAGGCCGCCCCCGGCGGGACGTTATCGCTCCGGTTTCCATCGCCCCCGATCCCGTCCCCGGTCCCACTCCCGCCGAAGACTACGACGACGGCGTCACCGCATTCACCGCGTCCCTTGAAAAACCCGCTGCCGCCGACGCCGCGTCCTACATCGTCAATTCCGGTTTCCGCATGACCCCGAATTACTGGGACGAATTCCGGGAATTCACCGAAGACTCCGGTCTCCCGGACGATCTCGTCATCTGGGCCTGCGACAGGGCGGCGGCGAAGGACGCCGGATGGCCCTACATCAAAGCGATCCTCGACCGCTGTATCACCCGTGGGATATTCACCCGCGAGCAGGCTATCACCGAATCGGTGAAACACGCCGCCGAAGTGAAGGCCGAAAAAGAGAAACAGCAGCAGGACACACAAAAAATCAAGCAGGTCACCGCCCACAAATTCCCCCAGCGCGAATATGAAGAATCATCCCTTGAAGACCAGGTTTACGGAGAATTCTTCCGTTTCGCCGGGATCAAACCGCCGGTAAAGGAGTAAACAAACTATGCTTCCTCCTCCGTACCCCGTCCTCATTTACCTTATGTGCGCGTCCTTTTTCCTCGGTATGCTCTTCTACCGCACAATTCACATCCTTGTCATGCGGCGCGTCCGCAGGAAGGAGAAAATCCGATGACAGCACGCGTCTACAAATCAGTTCCATCCTATCCGGAAAACATCACGGAAACGCGGGGACGCAAGCCGTTCACCCCCACGCAGGAACAAATAGAACGCGCATGCCAGCTTCTCGAAACGGGAAAGATCCCCGGCAAAATGCTCTGGCGTATCACGGGATTCTCCGGCGAAAAAACGTGCCGCAAGGCATTGTCAGAGCATCTCATGGGCAGCCCGGATTATTCCTGGGTCCAGCTTTACACCTACTGCGCTGTCCGAAAGATGCAGGAATCTCCGGAATCGGCAAAGTCCATTCCCACCGTACTGTGCGGCGACTGCCCATTCTTTACCCCGGACGAACACCTGACCCGCATCAACAACTGTTATCTCAGATTCGGCGATTGTTCCGAATCAGGCAGCCGCACGGAGCGCTGCTCACATTGCATCTACGGCATTTATGAGGATTCCTGCTACCCCGACCAGGATTACATCGTTCATGAAGGGAGACATATCAAGAATGGCCCAAAGCGAAAATGGTGACCGCGCCGTCGCCCTTACAAGACGCGCTCACGAAGACCTGGAGCGGCGATACCGCATTCACCGTCCCCGCGTCACCGACGACCAGGCGGGGGAGATGCTCCTCCTCTTCTGCCACTTCGGCCTGTCCAATCAGGACATCTCCGAACGCCTGTCCATCCCCATCGAAACGGTCCGCGCCGTTATCTCCTACGCCTGTTCCCTTTCCCTGAACCTCTATAGCTGGCACAAGGACGCGAACGACGTCCGTTCCGGAAAAGGCGCTCTACCGCCTTCCAACGCCAACGCCTACAAGCACTACGCCCCGCACGTCTGAAAGGAGAAATTCACATGACCGAATCCGAACGCAACCTTCTCCTCGCCGAACTGACGGCCAAGACCAAAATCCTTGTCCAGATGAAACTCGACCGCCGCGCCGGCAAATACGTTTCCCGCTCCCGGATGGAACGGATCACGGCACAAATCAATAATCTTAGGGATACTCTATATCCGCATATCAACTGGGAGAATGCACGGAAAAGGATGAATCGCGGAATGGGAGACGCCCAGGGAAACGGAACGATCTGAATCAAATAGAAAGGAATCCGACCTATAATGAGGGAAATCGTTGTCGATAATTTTGCCGGGGGTGGCGGCGCGTCAACCGGAATCGAAATTGCCATCGGCCGCAGCGTTGATATCGCAATTAACCATGATCCGGCTGCAATTGCGATGCACAAAGTCAATCATCCTGACACAAAGCATTACACGGAGGATGTGTGGGCGGTTGACCCGGTGGAAGCGTGTGAAGGGCGGCCGGTGGCGCTGGCATGGTTCAGTCCTGATTGTAAACACTTCAGTAAGGCAAAGGGCTCCAAGCCGGTAAGCAACAAAATCAGGGGCCTTGCATGGGTGGCTGTCAAGTGGGCTAAAAAAGTACGTCCCAGGGTGATCATGCTGGAAAATGTTGAAGAGTTTCAGGATTGGGGCAGGCTCCGCAAAGAAGACAGTAAACCCGATCCTGCATACAAAGGCGAAACATTCAAGCGCTTCGTAAAGCAATTGGAACATCTCGGGTATCACGTCGAGTATCGCCTTCTCCGCGCATGCGATTACGGTGCTCCAACTACAAGAAAACGTTTCTTCCTGATTGCCCGTTGCGATAATCGCCCTATAGTTTGGCCCGAACCGACGCATGGCGATCCTGACAGCATCGAGGTCCTGACCGGGTTAAAGAAACCCTGGGTGCCCGTTTCCGAATGTATCGACTGGTCGATACCGTGTCCTTCGATATTTGCCACGAGCCAGGAAATATACGAGCAATATGGGATCCGTGCTGTCCGGCCGCTGGCAAAAAATACACTCAAACGCATTGCTGCCGGAATTGAAAAATTTAAGGATAAGCCATTCCTTATTCAATATCATCAGTCCAGCGAATTTCGCGGTCAGTCAACTGATGAACCGTTAATGACGGTTGACGCATCTAACAGGTATGGTTTGTGTATGACGTTCATTACACAGTTTAACAACCATTGCAAAGGAACCAACCCGGATGAACCAATCCCGACACTTACGGCTAAATCGAACCACTTTGGCCTTTGCAAAGCGTTTTTGACAAGTTATTACGGCAACGGAAGTCAAAGCGATGTTTCCGAACCGATGCCGACGCAAACCGGACATGACCGATTCGGACTTGTTCAAGTCTATGGAAATGAATATCAAATCGCAGATATTGGTCTCCGCATGCTGACACCGCGAGAACTGTTCGATGCCCAGGGTTTCCCTCACGATTATATAATCGATCATGATGCCGACGGAAATGATTATCCCAGGTCAGAACAGGTAGCAAAATGCGGCAATGCGGTTTGCCCCCCGATCCCAACCGCTTTAGTCCGTGCGAATCTTCCTGAACTCTGCAGCGAAGCAGCAGCGTAATCTCTGTGCTTCCCGTCCCCCGCAGCAGTTTTATCCGTTTTTCTCTGCAATCATGGATGAACTTGAAAAAAGAAGGTGATGATTATGTCAACCGCATACGACGAATTCCTGAAAAACAAAACATTCATTCTTGAATCTAAAGGATTTGACATCGACCAAAATCAACTCAACCCCAAATTGTTTCAGTTTCAGAAAGATATTGTCAGATGGGCGTTAGCAAAAGGAAGGGCTGCAGTCTTTACGGACTGCGGCACAGGAAAAAGCGCAATTCAACTGGAATGGGCAGATAAAATTCACACCTTCACGAATGGCGATGTGCTTATCGTTTCACCCCTGGCGGTTGTGGATCAGACGCGGCGGGAAGGCATCAAGTTTAATATCAACGTAAACATCTGTGCAACCCAGGATGATGTCAAGCCGGGGATCAACATTACGAATTATGAAAAACTTGATCATTTCACATCAAAGCATTTTATAGCCGTTGTTCTGGACGAAAGTTCCATTCTGAAAAGCTACTCCGGAAAGATCAGAAATCAAATCATCGATTGTTTCCGGGAAACACCGTATAAACTGGCTTGCACTGCAACACCCGCGCCGAACGATTATATGGAACTTGGAAATCACAGTGAATTTGTTGGCGTGATGACGCGGGCGGAAATGCTGTCGATGTTTTTCTGCCATGATGGCGGAGATACATCCAAATGGCGTTTGAAGGGGCACGCCAGAGACCTTTACTGGCAATGGATGGCGTCATGGGCCGTGTTCATGGATAATCCGAAAACGCTTGGATACAGCATGACCGGTTATGACCTTCCTCCGCTCAATGTAGAACAAGTCATCGTGGATGGCACGGAGACTATCAATACACCAATGAGTCTCACTGAACGTCGTGATGCAAGAAGAGCTTCGCTTGACGAACGATGCAAAGCTGCCGCTGATATGGTGAATAACAGCAATGAGCAATGGATCGTATGGTGTGATCTGAACGCCGAAAGCAACCTTCTTCATAAACTTATTCCGGATAGTATAGAAATACAGGGCAGTGATACACCGGAAAGGAAGGCGCAGGCTGTTATTGACTTTACCGATGAAAAAGTGCGTTGCATGGTCAGTAAATCCAGCATATTCGGTTTCGGAGTCAATTGGCAGCAGTGTCATAACGTTATTTTCGTCGGTCTCAGTGATTCTTATGAACAGTATTATCAGGCTGTACGCAGGTGCTGGAGATTCGGACAGACAGAAATCGTCAACGTGTATATCGTTATTTCAAAAAATGAAGGTGCCGTCCTTGATAATATCAATCGTAAGGAAGAAGACAGCCGCATCATGATCATGGAAATGGTGAAATACACTAAAGAGATCACCAAAAAAGAACTTAAAAGAACAAGCCGTCTAAGTGCTCCATATGATCCGCGAAAAAGAATGATTTTGCCGAAATGGGAGGAATTCAAAAATGAATGTGCTTGATCAGGTTGTCAATAATAAGTATGCGATTTATAACGGTGATTCATGTGAAGTAATTAAAGGAATCCCGGACAACAGCATCCATTACACCATCTTTTCGCCGCCATTCGCGTCACTCTATACCTATTCTAACAGCGACCGTGATATGGGTAACTGCAAAGGCGAAGAGGAATTTGCAGAACACTTCCATTTCTTGATTGACGAACTTTATCGCGTAACCATGCCTGGACGTTTGCTGTCATTCCACTGCATGCAATTGCCTCTGTCAAAAGAGCGGGATGGAGTGATCGGTCTGCGTGATTTCCGGGGCGGATTGATCAGGATGTTTCAGCAGGCGGGGTTCATTTATCACAGCGAAGTTACAATATGGAAAAACCCCGTTACGGCAATGCAGCGTACAAAAGCGCTTGGTCTCCTGCATAAACAGTTGAAAAAAGATTCCTGCATGAGCAGGCAGGGCATTCCGGATTACCTGGTAACCATGCGCAAACCCGGAGACAACCCGGAAAGAGTATCGCATACGAACGAATCTTTCCCCGTATATGTCTGGCAGCACTATGCCAGCCCTGTGTGGATGGACATCAAAGAATCAGACACCCTTCAACGCAAGTCCGCCAGGGAAGAAAAGGACGAACGTCACATCTGCCCGCTGCAATTGGAGGTCATTCGCAGGGGTATCGAATTGTGGACGAATCCGGGTGACATCGTTCTGGACCCTTTCACAGGCATCGGTTCTACAGAATACGTCGCTTTACGCTCTGGACGCAGAACAATCGGCTGCGAACTGAAACCAAGCTATTATAAGCAGGCAGTTGCAAATTGTATTGCCGCGCTCCAGGAAGATGTTTTGACGGATCTGGATGAAGCAAAGTCGCAATACGCAGAAGATAAAAGAACGAATGAGGCTTTTGAACAAATATCAATTTCAATTTAAGCTGGGCAATCCCCGTCCCCCGCAGCACCCGCCGTGGCCGTATGCAAAACCCCGCGTATGTACGACATAAATACATGCTCGGTCCTCCTTTGGCATAGGTGCCGGTCACGGAACGTCAGGTTTCGTATGCTTTTCCGGGCGCTCTGCAAATGACCGGCTGCTTCGGGGGACGTTTTCAAAAGGAGACGTATGAAAATAGCCCTTATCGACGTAGACGCCGGTCTGAATCCTGAAAAGGCAAAGTTTCCAAACCTTGCGCTTATGCGAATCAGCGCCTACCACAAATCAAAAGGAGACGACGTGGAATGGTGGTGGTCGGATTTTGTACACTATGACATCGTCTATATGTCCAAGGTATTTTCGGACGTCTATACAAAAGACATACCCCCACCCACAAATGCGGACACGGTTATTCGCGGCGGAACGGGATACGCCATATCTCTCGGTCCGGACGGTCTGGAACATTTCGATACATCAAAGCACAAAAACCTTCCTCCCGAGATGGAAAAAATGTTTCCGGATTACTCGATATATCCCCAGTTCAATTTCGCCGTGTCCATGACGTCACGCGGATGTCCGCGAGGTTGCTCGTTCTGTCACGTTGCTGCCAAAGAGGGCAGGCGTTCTGTCAAAGTTGCGGACGTCGCAGATTTCTGGAACGGGCAGCCCGAAATAAGAATCCTTGACCCTAATATAACGGCATGCCGTGATAAGCGGGACTTAATGAAACAGTACATCGAAACCAAGGCGATGCTTGACTTCACGCAGGGACTGGACATTCGGTTGCTTAACGACGACGACATTGCCGATATAAATAAAATGCGCCTGCGTTATATACACTTTGCTTGGGACCATCCGTCAGAAAACCTAGTACCAAAGTTCGCAAACTTTGCAGCACGTTTCCGCAGAAAGACGGACATCGGAACGGTATATTGCCTGACAAATTATGAGCAAAACTGTACTGTACAGGACCACGTCGAACGTGCATTATATCGAATTTATACATTGCGTGACATGGGATACAAACCGTATCTAATGATTTACAACAAACCATCCGCTCCGAACGAACTTCGTAAAATGCAGCAATGGTGCAATAACAAAATTATTTTCAGAAAAGTCGAGCACTTTGAAGATTTTGTTGAATTTGAAAAAACGCGATATCAAATGAGAAAGCAAAAAAAATTATCTAAATGAAGGAGGCAAGCCCATGTACGTCACTCCATCTTCAGGTTCCCGCCCATCCCCCGTCGAACACATCGTCACCCTCGCCATTAACATCGACGACGATAAAATCATCCGTGGCGTCGAGGAGGCCGCGCAGTCCCAGATCATCCGCGAACTCAAGTCCGATTTCGTCAAGGCCATCTTCCAGTCAAGGTATAACTATAGAACAGGCAAGGATGATGTTGATTATTATTCGGTGCAAAGATGGGTCGAATGCGAATTCGAATCCTTCCTTGAAGAAAACAAAACCGCAATCATCGAAGCAGCCGGAAAGTACCTCTGCGAAAAACTCGTCCGCACGAAAGCTGTAAAGGAAATGGTCGTGAAGCAGACGAAAGGAGCGGACCGGGATGAGTAAACTGCCGAAGATCCGTCACATCCCCGCCCTGGACGACCACACCCGCACCGAAGCGCGGGGCGAGGAACTCCGCGCCGTCGAAATGTTCGCATACTACCAGAACGCCCTGCACTTCTTTGAGGACCGTCTCAAGCCCCGCCTGCGTACCCGCAAAAACGCCTGGCGGCAGTTCCGGATGATCGAATCCTGCGCTGACAAACTCCTGATGCAGCTTTACGACACGCTGCCCAACTCCACGATGGACCGCATCATCGCCGGAGCAAACTCCCTTGAAATTCGCATCTGCCCTAAATCCGTTCGCCGTCCGGAGGAATACACCATGTTCAAGACCTCGGACCTTATCACGCTCATGAAGGCCGTCGGCGCGGGGGAGTGTGCTATGTGTCTCGGTGACCGGCAGACCGCAAACGCTTGTCCGCTCCGCAGGATCATCAAGGATTACTACGCTCCGGATTGTCCACCGTCGCGCTTTGGAAACTGCCCCTATGCGGGCGGCGCTCTGGAAGCGGCGATGGAACAGGCCGCGAACGAATGAGGTGACCCTGATGAAAAACGCCCGCGCCTATAAGACCGGGACCATGCGTTCCATGTTTGGTCCCGGCCCGGACGGGGAGATATGCAAATCATGTGCGCACCTCGTTTACCTCCAGTATAGCAAACGCTATTACAAGTGCCGTGCCTACGGAACCTCCTCCTCTGAATCCACCGACTGGAGCTGCACCTGGCCCGCCTGCGGCCTGTTCACATACGACGAGGAAGCGCCGCTACCGCCCGGATTCATCCCCGTTGTCGAATCCCGTAAACACGCCCCGCGCCCGAAGAAAATGGAACCGGAACTTCCGGGCCAGATCGATATGGAAGAACTGATGAAAGGATGTGAAGACAATGCCTGAATACATCGCCAAGGAACGCGCAATGGACTGCGTCTACGAAGCTATTAAAGCCACGGACGCGAACGCGCAGGATTTGTACGCGATCCGCAGGAAGATTGCGAAGGAACCCGGTATCGGCTGGGTGAGCGTTGACGACGTGTTACCAGAGGAAGATACGGACGTTATGGTCTGGAATGGTTGTGGGATGGAAATAGCGGCCTATACAACAAATCCGGCTAAACGATGGTATACATATACAGGGCAAAAGGTGTTTGTTGAATATTGGATGCCCCTCCCGGAACCGCCGAAGGAGGAAGACCATGAGACCGATTGATGCTGATGTATTAAAGCAAGATTTGACGCGCTTTTATGATGGCGAAGTGACGGCTAAAGAATTGATTGACGCGCAACCAACCGTTGGCTGCTGGGTCTCGGTCGGGGACAGGATGCCAGAAGAAAGGCCCGGGCGGTTTGAGGGGGAAATGGAATCCGATTTCGTCCTGTGCTGTGCAAAATCGGAAGAAGAAACGATAATTGATATAGGCTATACGGTTAATGGTGAGTGGGAATGTGAAAGCGGTTATGTTAATGATTGTTGCGAAGTTACTCATTGGATGCCGCTTCCCGCGCCGCCGGAGGAGGACGAGAAATGAGACTGATTGATGCAGACGCGCTGGAGCGTGTGATTATGATGATGCCTTATGAAGAACTGTGCGCGGATTGTTGTTATAACGTACTTACGAAACTGGACGATGCTCCGACCGTTATCGGCTGGGTCAGCGTACAGGAAAGACTGCCGGAGAAGAGCGGATGGTATCTGGTATCACTTGTAAATACATGCACGGGACACAGATGGGAAGTGCCAGTACCTGCTGACTACAGCCACGGAGAGTGGGATTACGCATATGTCGGAGGAAAGGATGCTACTTGGATGCTGAATAACATGGTAACCCATTGGATGCCGCGCCTGGAACCGCCAGAGGAGGTAAACGAGGATGCCTGACAGGGAGAAAGTGATAAAGGGCTTAGGGTGCTGTAGCGCGATGAGTGGTGATGAATGCCGAAGGTGCCCATATAGTTCAGAATGTCTTGACGAGTATTTCCCGGTTGGTATGTCACATCTTGCTAATGACGCACTGGAACTGCTTAAGGAGCAGGAACAAGAAATAAGTCGATTGAAACACCACGTGGATTGTGACACTGCAGAAAAACTACTGTCTGGATGTGTTGGCTACGGGAGAGGGCTTAATGACGATGAACCGTGCGAAACGTGCAAAGCGTGCGAAAAATACAATGGATATGGCGAAGAGTAAAGGCGGTGAAGTGGAATGATGGTGACTGACCACGACAAATGTGAAAAAACATGTTTTACTTGTTCAAACGCTTTTGTTGACGAAGACCAATATCATGATACATATCTTTGCTGTGTGTTGAGAGATGGTGAAGTTGTAGAGGACAATGATAGTTGTGACGATTGGAATTAAAGGAGAGAAATAATAACATGTTTAACTCGCGTGAGATTATCAAGGTCGTCGATCAATTGATTGGCCCCACGACCACCGTTGGCAGTTCAGCCTTTGATAAAGAAATCGATAACAATCTGAAAAATCTGATCGACCTTGTGAACTGGGCCTTGGACGGCATTGCCGACAGCGCAAGGACGCGCCATCGCTTTGAAACAAGCATGAGGATCACAGGCGAACGTGCGTTTTCCGCGCTGTGTGAATGGAAGGACTGGATTGAAACAACGATAAATCTCGATTGATTGTTTCATGTGAAACAACTGCGCAACTTACGCAAAAAAGGAGAGTGTTGAAATGGGCTGGGGATACTATATCGACGCCCGAAAGAACCACGGCACACCAAACGAGCAGCGCCGCGAACTCGTCGACTGGCACAAGTTTGACGAACTCTATGCCAACATCCGGCACATCGTCCGCTACGAGGCCCCGGACGCTTCCGCGTCACCGGACGGTAAACTCCCCCCGGAAAAAGTCCTCACCAAAGATCAGCTTATCGACATCCTGCACGAACTTGAGCGCCTCCCGGATTACTGGGCCGACTACGAAGGCGAAGTTCTCGTCCCCGGCGTCCGATCCACCAACGGTTTCAAAACTGTCGAGCGGCTCTGCGAGATCATCTGCCAGTACGACCTGATTACCGAAGAAGGGTGGGAAATCGTTTTCTATTATGGATAACGCTAATCTTCCCGATCCGGTCAAGGTCTTCGACACCCTCAAACGTCACGCTGGCGCTTACGATTACGGCTGCTGGAATCATCACGACGGCGAGATATACGATAAATGCCCCTATTTCGGGTCAGACCATTGCGTTATGGATTCCTGCGCCGACGCCGTCACCGTTCTCAAAATCCTTCTTGCCAACCAGAGCGAATCCTCACCGTATTACAACGTCAAACTCCCATCAACATCTTAACCATTCCAAAACTCCACTCTCCACTCTTCACTCTCCACTCTTACCGACATAAGGAGGCCCATATGTCCGGAGGACACTTCAACTACGCGAATAATTCACTTAAGCAGGAAATCTTCCCCTATTCCTGGACCGGAACCCGCGACCCCCGCGACGATCCCTTCCACGACCTTGAAGTCTCAGACCTTGTCTTCGATGTATTCAATATGATCCATGACCTGGATTATTACGAGTCCGGCGATTACGGCGAAGGGACTTACCGCAAGGAAATCACCGTCTTCAAGGAAAAGTGGTTTGGCAAAGGCAGCCGCGCAAAGCGCATGACCAAATACATCGACGAATCCATCGCCGCCCTTCGCGCCGACCTGATCGCGATGGTCACCGGCCAGCCCACATCGGAGGAACACTAATGGAATACAAATACCGTCTCACTGCCCGCCCCGTCGTTCCCTCCATCCTCCCGCCCGGAGGACTCATCCGTGCCGACCTCTGCTTTGATAAGCCATGCCCGAATTCCGGCTGGGGCGTCACAGTCTACGACAGGCCCCTTACCGAAGAGGAAGCGAAGGAATACCACCTGGATATCATCTCCGGTCCCCAGCCCAGGCCGAAGCACCCGAAGGGGGTCATCCTGCACAACCGCGCCAAGTGCCTTGCCTGCGGTGATATCCTCGAATCGACATCTGTACATGATTTTGTCACATGCTCCTGCGGCAACGTCTCCGTTGACGGCGGTCACGATTACCTCAAGCGTTCCGTCAAAGACTGGTCAAAATATCAGGACCTGTCCGTTACGATTTTCCCCCAGCTTTCCGAACCAGAAGATTAAGGAGGCCCGACCGACTTTGTCCAGACCGAAGAAAGATCCCTATGTCGTTTCCAAAGCGACGTGCAAAGGGTGCATCCATTACGCGCCCCTGGCCGACTGCTCCATTTCATCCACCTGGTGCTGCACCTACATCCTGGATACGGGGCATCGCCGCCCGGAAGGGGAGACCTGCGCGGAATGCTCCGTCAAGGAAATCCGCGAAGGCCCGCGCCAGCCGCGCCGCGTCCAGATACACATCGAAAAATCCACGTCGCCCTTCAGCCAATGCGACCGTAGCGAATACTCGTCCAATGAGATCGTCAACTCGTCCACGCAAACCATCAAATCCATCATGGAGGGAAAACTGTGAAGAAGGTTTACTGTGATATCTGCGGCGGTCTGATCCACCGCGATGCCGCACCCCACCGTCTCATCCTGCCCACCTGGAACATGATCACCCACACCGTTGAAGTGAAGGAATACCCGGATGTCTGCGATTCCTGCGCGGAGGATATTTCCGTTTATATTGCTGCAATATTCAACCACGCGTCGGAACAGACCGTCCCGGAGCAGGACGAATCCACCGCCGTCGAATGGCACCCGGTTTCCGAATGCCCTCCCGCCGCCGGTCGCTACCTTGTCGCGGATACCCGTCTCAACGTATCAGGCCGTCCCCACGTCAGCATCGCCATGTATGATGACGACGAATGGGCCACCAACGCCCTGATCCATCCGGAGGATATCATCTGCTGGACGGACATTCCGGAAACGCCGGATCGTTTCTTCAAGGAGAAAGATTTGATTGAGGAAGACGACGAGCAGTAAAGACGAATCGCCCTGGCACGATGTCACGGAATCCCTTCCGCCGTCGCCCGGTCTGTATTTCTGCCTTGTCTGTTTCCGTCCCATTGCCGGGGACCACGCGTCCCCGGCCCTTTTTCCGGATGTCCAGCGTTTCCTGCCGGATGAGGACCCGCCCCGCTTTTCCGGCGAGACCCTTCACGGCCTCCGCGTCCGTTACTGGATGCACATCCCCCCGCTTGCTGTTCCACTTTACCTCGAACGCCCCGAATCCGAACTCTTCCCAAAGTAACAGGGGACGGTTCCACAAAGTAACAGGGGACGGCTCCCTGTTCCACGCCCACTTTATAAAGTAACAGGGGACGGCTCCCTGTTCCACGCCCACTTTATTAATTCCAAAACGCAGCCTTTCCCATACCCCATGTTATAATATTCCTATAGTGTAACCATTGTAACCTTCGACCTATTAAAGGAGACTAACTGCTTATGGAACGAGACGAATGGGAAGACTTTATCAACTTTGTAGACGGAATCATCAAAGGCAAATCGGACAAACCCGATCCTCCCGCGCCCAAACCGGATTTGAAAACCACCCCCTCCGGCGACGATAAGCCCGTCAAGGTCAACATGTCCCCGGACGGCAAGTATACCACCCAGACCTACGCCAAGCGGGAACAGCCGAAGCACGGCGAACACCTCCCGCGCTACGTCGGCAAAGTCCGGTGTATCGACTCTGCCGGTGACCGCTGCCAGCTTTTCGTCCGCGTGGACGATCCGGAGGAAGGCAGCCCGTCAAACCGCTCCATCATTCATATCGGATTCGCCATGGACGGCGATGCCGAAGGCCCGGACGATTATTATTTGGATATCACCTCGGAACAGTCGCTTGCCCTTCGAAGCATGCTCGAACAGGCAGAGTATTACACCATTATCGGCGACGTTAACGACGTGGAGTGACCGCCATGCTGATCTTCGCCATCGATCCCGGTTCCACCCAGTCGGCCTATTGCATGATGGGGGAGGACGCGCTTCCGATTTCCTTCGACAAGCGCCCGAACGAAGACCTCATCGCGCTTCTCCGCAACTACGGCAAAAGCCGCCCCACCGTGGTCATCGAACGCGTCGCGTCCTACGGCATGCCCGTCGGGCGCGAGGTCTTCGACACTTGCGAATGGATCGGGCGTTACACCCAGGTTGCCAAGGACCTTGCCCTCGACGTGGAATACATCCTCCGTCAGGAAGAAAAACTCCACATCTGCAAATCCCCCAAGGCCAACGACGCCACCATCCGCAAAGCGCTCATCGACCGCTTCGCAAAGCACGATTTCAAAACCGGGAAAGGCAATTCCCATAATCCGGATTTCTTTTACAACTTTAGAGCAGACATCTGGGCAGCATTCAGTATAGGGGTAACCCATTTAAATAAAAAGGGGATGATCGAACTATAAGCGCACCGATTATAAAAGACGAAGTAGGGAAAAAATACGGAAGATTGACCGTGCTTGAGTATGCAGGAATGAACGACCGACATAATGCTCTGTTTTTATGTCAGTGCGAATGTGGTGGGCAGAAAATAGCAACTGGGTCTGGATTGCGCGATGGGACTATAAAAAGTTGTGGATGTCTTCGGAAAGAAAAAAACATTCAAAACATAACAGGATACAATCAAAGCGGCGCTAACATTACGCACGGAAAAACGAAAACACGTTTATATACCATTTGGCGTGCAATGAAGAGGAGATGCTATCAGAAGAACGCTACTAATTATTATAGATATGGTGGTAGAGGAATTGAAGTCTGTGATGAATGGCGCAACAATTTTCAAGAATTTTATGATTGGTCTCAGGCAAACGGATATAATGACGCATTGACAATCGACCGCATAGACAACGATAAAGGATATTCGCCGGATAATTGCAGATGGACAACACAAAAAGAACAAGTTAAAAACCGTTCTGTAACTATAATGTATACACACAATGGAGAAACTAAGCCTCTAATCGATTGGGCCAATAAGTATAATGTACCGGAACGTCTTGCTTACGAAAGGTATCAAAAGGGCCTGAAGCATGAATCCATTTTTCGCGAATATTATGGGTTGCCAGACGATATTACCGGAAACCAGATGGGAGTATACATTTGCTACGATCCAAGTGTCCGTATTGTTCGGAACAGAATCAAGTGTGTACATTGTGGCGCAATTATCGAATCCAAAAATCTGTATGGCGAAAAATGGTGTCCATGCAGAAGTGTTGTAATCGATGGCGGCACATCGGTTCTAAAGCGGTCTTTTCTTAATTCAATGTCTGATTATATCGAACTCTCAGAGACAAAAGCAAATGAGGAAAAGACATAACGGGGGACAGTTCTTTGTTCCTCCGTCCAACGCGGGCATATAGCACAGAGGTAAGTGCGGTGGCCTTATAAGCCATTCATCATGGTTCGACTCCATGTATGCCTATCCGCCAACGTAGCGCAACCGGCAGCGCATCGGCCCTGTAATCCGGACCGGAGGTTGCGGGTTCAACTCCCGCCGTTGGCTCCAGCCAGCATAGTTCAGCGGCAGAACATCGGTTTTGTAAACAGGGTGTCGTGGGTTCAAATCCCTCTGCTGGCTCCAAGACCATCATACGCAGCAATCAGGCGTATGAAAAAAACCGGTCAGCGGCATGACGGCGCGTGATTGCCACGCCGTCCTGTCACGATGCGGTCAGGACCGTGGAGTGGTTACAATTCACCGCATCATTCATATCGGCGTGGCGGAATAGACATCCATCACTCCCACGGGAAGTAAACAGGGACGCGGCTTCCGGTTAAATACACCTGATGAACAGGGGCGCGGGTCACGGATGGTAAAGGTCTCGATGAACTTCGGGCCAATAGTAGACGCATAGTAAGCGGCCCTGGCCGAACAGGCTGCGCTTTAGAGGGTGCGTAATCCCGTACGAGACGCATTAGCCTGGTGCGTTATGCGGGGTGCAAATCCCCGCCGCCGATCTTCAAACCAATTACATCTTCACTCTTCACTCTCCACTCTTCACTCTTGAAAGGACGGTGACTCATTATCTCCCGCGATTACGAAACCTCCGTTACCTACACCTCGACCACCGCGTTCTTCTCTTCCGACGAAAAGCGCTGGATCAACCGCATCCGAAAACTCAAGGAATCCAATCCGGACAAAGTCCATATCCTTGAAGAACCGGAGAACAACGACGGCTGCATATACGCAACCGTCCCAAGTAACTGGTTGAAAATCGCCCCGCCCCGTCAGCTTTCCTACACGGACGAGCAACGGGAAGCGATGGGCGAACGCCTCAAAAACTACCGCAAAACCAAAGCTGAGTTGAACGATCCCGACGGGGAACAGGAGGATGATGACGAATGAAAATAGTTCCCCAATCCTTCTCGATCCTGACGCCCGTCCACCTGGATAAGGAATCCGTATCCCAACTTTATCAGCAAATCGAAACGGCGGGCCGCACATGCTACAAATCCCAGCTTGCCATCACCGAAGATTCCGCACGTCAGTTCGTAAAAAGGCTGACAGAAAACCGGCACGAGGCAATGCTTGAACACGCGTCGATTACCGTGCGTTTCGTCACATCCCGTGCCGTTTCCCACGAACTCGTCCGTCACCGCATGGCATCCTTCGCCCAGCTTTCCCAGCGATATGTCAATTACTCCAAAGAGAAATTCGGCCACACCATTCCCTTCGTCAGGCCGACGAACATCACACCAGGCACACGCGCTGACGAGTGTTTTCTGCTGGCATGTCAAGCGTGCGAAAACGCATATTTCGCCATGCTTGACGAAGGCTGTCCCCCGGAGGATGCCCGTTCTGTCCTGCCCAACGCAACGGCAACGGAAATCGTCGTGACGGCCAACCTCCGCGAATGGCGGCACATCCTTTCCCTTCGCGCAGCGGGCACAACAGGCAAACCCCACCCAGATATGCAGGCGCTCATGCTCCCCGTCCTCTCGGATTTCAGCGCCATGATGCCCGAAGTCTTCGGGGATATCCAACTCCCGACACACAAGTGATAAAGTGATAATAGGAGGATTCAAAATTGAACCGCATAACCCTGATCGGAAACCTCTGTTCTGATCCTACGAGCCGCACCACACAGTCCGGCATCACCTACACCACGTTTACTTTGGCGGTCAACCGCCGCAACCGTTCCCAGAACGCGTCCGAAGGCCAGCCGGAGGCCGACTTCTTCCGCGTCACGGCATGGCGTCAGCTTGGCGATATCTGCGCGAAATACCTGGCCAAAGGCCGCAAGGTCGCGGTCGTCGGCCCCGTCTCCCTGAACACCTTTACCGGCAAAGACGGCGCTACCCACGCTACCATGGAAGTCACCGCCGACGACGTGGAATTCCTTTCCTCCCGTTCCGATGCCCCCGCCCAGGCAGCTGCCGCTCCGGACGCGGCTCCCGCCGACGCTCCCGCAGCGGAAAAGAAAGCGCCGTCCAAATACGTCGAAGTCGATGATGAGGAATTGCCATTCTAAATCCCGGAGGTGACCCTATTGAACTTTCCCTTCCAGGTTTTTCTCTGTCTCCTTTTCGGCGTGGTCTGCGTGGTCTTCATTGTCTGGGTCTTCCGTCAGGACAACGCCGGTTACATCACCACAGAAATCCCGATACCCGCGCAGAGGGGGAAGGCCATGACACCCCCTCCCGCTTTCTCCCCGCCCTACGGGGACATCTCCTTCACCAATATGCGTCTGCTCGTCTACTACGCCAACATCGCCGTCATCGCGGCGTCAGGCCGCAAGGGCAAGCCGCCCGAAGAAGACCTCCCGGATATCCGCGAAAAGGCCATCGACATGGTACTTGCCTTTTGTCAGGCCGACGGATATGAGATCGACGCCGCCGCCCGCGCAGCCATTCCATTCATTGTCGATTACCGCATCAACGAACTCTACGCCCCGCTGTTCTGAAAGGAGGAACCCATATGAACTTTGCCGATGCTCTTCTTGCCATGACGCACGGCGAACGTGTCCGCCTTCCATGGTGGCGCGGATACTGGTACATCCGCAAGGATACCATCGTTGTCCACCTCAAAGACGGCGACGAATTCGATATCCGCGAATCCACGGACATCCTCGAAACCGTTTCCTATATGACCTCGGATTCATGGCAGCTTGTTCCTGACCATTCCGTCATGCACGATCTTCAGCAGGAGATGAACGAACTCTGCAAAACATGATTTGCCAAAACATGATTTACCAAAGCATGATTTGCCGAAAAATAATTCCCTGAAATACAATTCTGCAAACGGCCTTCGGGCCGTTTTTTTATTATCCGATTTTATCTCCACTCTCCACTCTTCACTCTCCACTCTGTTCTGTCCTCTTCACTCTAAAATAAAAAAAGCCCCGCGCACAGGCTACGCTGCCCATGCACGGGACCCCGAAAGGAGGTGATGCTGTTTCGGGACCGCCACTTCCCGAACGCATACTCATCATACCTTCTTTACGTCTTCACTTCAATCCTTCGTCCAAATAAACATCAGTCCTCAAAATCCCCGTATACTTCCATCGTGCTGTCGGCGCTGGCGTTGACAACCTTCACGTAATTCACCCCGCCCATCGGGACCTTGTAAAGCCCCGCCACGCTGATGCTGTCGTCAACGCTGCCGTCCAGCAGATTGATAGGGGAGTCGAACCACACCCCGTTAACGGGATCATTCCCGGTATGTACCTTCACGGTCAGGCTTGGTATCCCGTCGCTGAGTACCGTCAGGTATAGCGCCCTCGCGCCCATCTCGTTCTTCACGGGGCCGCCGTCCGTCAGGCCGCTTCCCTTCTTAATAAATTCCGCGCTCTGTACTCTCACCCGGATCACTCCTCTTCTTTCTTCTCTTCCTCTTCACCGTCATTGCCGACATAAACATCGCCCTCATAGAAATCCCCGCCCGCGCTGGCGGCGTCGGTGAGTCCTTCCCCGATGATGTACGCGACAACCTACGCTCCGGCCATGATAATGCCGCTGATCTGCGTCACGGTCTGCTCGTCCATGTGCAGGGCCAGCAGCAGCCCGCTCACAAATCCCACGATTGCCATCCAGAATTTCCTGCTCGTCAGTTTGCTTACCCAGTCGATGTTCCTCATAAATCTTCGCTCCTCTCATTTTCGTCCCGGCGCGCCGGGTCAGTTACTTCCAAACAGGGGACGGTTCTCTGTTCCCTTCAAACCGTCTCCATCTCAACTCTCAACTCTTCCCCGTTACTTAACGCCTCCATGGATAATCGTAGCTCATTGCCCGTTCGCTGTCCCCGACGCCCTCCGTGGTCGGATCGATCAGGACGCCCAGCAAGCCGAGCAGCGTCAGCACATGGCTGATGATGTCCATCACGGTGCTTTCCTCAACCGGCACCACGATGCCAAGGGATTTACAGACATTGTATCCGAAGCCCACGATCAGGCTCAGGAAGGTCGCCAGCCAGACCTTGTTCCGAAAACGCACTTTCCAATTCATACTCTTACCCCACTTTCTTCGACAGTTCTTCTACGTCTTTGACGACGTCGTCCACGCGCTGCTCCAGTTTGATGGTCCGCTCCACCACCTGGTTGTGTTTTTCCACCTTGATCTCCAACTGTTCCAATCGGTACGCTATCAGGGCCGCCTGTTTACGGTTACTAATAAACGTCCCCAGGAACGCGCCAAGCGCGGTAATCACCGCCACCACGATCGTTGTCCAGTTCATAGGATCACCCCCTCAATTATTTGTATTTTGCTAAAATAACCGTACCTCTTATTTTAAATAACTGCCCATCTCTGAAATAAGGAAGACCCCGTAAGCCTTCCCCTCAGGGGAAGGTGGCTGCGACCGCAGGGAGCAGACGGATGAGGTTCCCCGTCGTTCCCGTCCGTTTCCGTCCGTTCCTTCCCCGTTATCAAACAGGGGACGGTTCCTCGTGTTCTCTCCATAATCCCTTTTACCATGTTCACTTCAACGATCTCAGCAGCACGTAATCGTGAATTCCGCCATCTGTGCGTCCGTGGCGTTGTTGAAGTCGCTGAACGGGCTGTTCTCTGCGTCGAGCTTCCACATCACAATCACGGAATCGTACCCGCTCGGAATGTCGAATTCCGTCTCGGGCCCCGTCTCCCACGGCCAGGAGGCAATATCCGTCGAAGTCGACCCGGACCACGTCCCCGTTGGTTTCCTGGAGGCCACGTATCCGCCGCAGTATTCGGACGCCACGTTCTTTTTGAAATACATCACGATGCTCTTGAATGTTGCGTCAAGCGATGTCACCCTGATCTTCGATGTGTTCGGGGCAAGCGGGATCGGCACGACCCAGCCGAATTTATACGAGGTCGGCCTGCTTCCGACGGGCTTGACCGTCGCGCTCGCCGAAGTGTCGGTGGTCATGAGGTAGTCGACCAGCAGCTTGGTCTCTTCATCGTCTACGTCGAGCGCCGTACAGTAAGCCGTATACCAGGAATCTGTGGGATACGCATACATCCCGGTGATGTCGTTACTGGTGCTCGGCGGATAAGCGTAGGTGTGCGTCGCTTTAACAAACCCGCTCAGCACCACCTCGCACGTCACGGCGCAGGTCGCGGTAACGGTGCCGGATGTCGCCGTAATGTTGCAGGTGCCCGCGCCGGCGATGGTCACAAGGCCCGTCTGCGATACCGTCGCCACGTTTGTATCGGACGATGCCCAGTATATGCCGTCGATCGAATCCAAAGGGATAACGCTTGCCGTAAGCTGAGTCGTCGCGCCGATCGCGCTGGCGCTTATCGTGTTCTGAGAAAGCGTGACCTGGCTTGTATGCTCGCCTTCAAACGTCACCGTGTCCAGTTTGTTCGTGTTGAAATCCGCGCCCTTGATGACCAGTGTTTTTGCCATTGCTCAATACCTCCACTTCAGTTTGATGAATGCCCTCGCAGAAGCCGTTGCGTAAACCACCTTGCCGATGGCCGCGTCCGGGTCGTTCACTTTCGCCAGTTTGCAGTCCGCGTCCAGGCCGATGTAATCCCCTATGGACAGCCCTGTCAGGCCGGCCCTGTCGGCCGCGATATACCCACGCGTCTGGATGTATGTGTCGCTGGCGGTCTGGTACGCGACGACGCCGTACACTTTGTCCAGGGCTGTGGCTTTCTGCCAGTCCTGACCGCTCCGCAGGTTGTAATACTCCACGGCGGTCCCTACGGGCAGGGAGTTTTTGACCGCGCACTGCACGTCCGCGGTGTTATAGTAAGTCGCCGGCGACGTGTTGTACATCGGCGAACTCCCGCCGCAGCCCATGATCACGATATGCGGATACGTCTGATCGGCGCCAGGGTCTTTCGATGCCGACAGTATCGTAAAATCGCAGTTGTCGAACACATACACCACCACGTCGTCCGGGTCGGTCGTCTCCAGGTAGTCGTACATGCTGAAGTTGTACCCCTTGCAGTTGTACAGGTACACCCTCGGAAGGTTGGGCAGTGAAGGCCGCGTGTGCAGCCCGCCGAGATGGCCGAAATCAACATTATAAAATTCATATTCCATACCACACTGGGCGATCCCGGCCCCGTATGTGTGCGGAGGATTGTAGGACATCGCGCCATACGCCCGGAGGACGATGTTTTTCATGGTCCTGTGCAAAACTTTCCCGATCGGGCAGTGGAAATCGTCGTGGATGCAGTACCGGATGTTCTCCGCGAGGATCGTCAGGTTTTCGATCCCGCCTCCGCCCTGGAGGTTCAGAGTGCTGATTGCGTTCCGTACATCACTCGAATAATCGGTGGTGTTCAGAGACGCTGTCAGGATGATCTCCTCCGGCTTGCCCATGCCGATCAGGCTCATTCCGTTGAGCAGTTTCGGCCCCACGAATCCGGTCTGGTTGAAATACGCTGCCTGGATCTCCTCCTCGGTATAGTCTTCCAGCACGTCATACGTCCCCGGATAGATCTCGATGCGGTACGGGTTCAGCACATCGTTGGCGCTTGTCCCGATCGCGTCCAGCGCGTCTCTAAGATTTGTGTAATCCCCTGTGCCGTCTTTTTTGATGCTGACCACGGTCGGCCTGATCGGCACATCCCCGAGAACGCTGACCTCGAACGTGACGGTCCGACCGTTGTTGATCGCCCCCGCGGCATATACCGCGCTAATGCTTTCCGCGTCCTCGGTCAGGGTGTATTCGTACCACGAACAGTCGCACCTTGCGGAAACAATGGTTGTATTGTCGTGCTTGTATGTGATGTTTACCCCGTCTTCCCACGGCATTGCCCCGCGCTCAATGTGGAGCACCAGCCGATCTCCCGCTTTGAAATTTCGCGTGATGGTCAGCGTCAGCCCCTGGCCGCTCGCGGCGGTCCCGCGCACGGAATAAGTCACGTACTTCCTGCCGTCAAATACCTTGGTCACGATCCCGCCGTCGGCGAAACGCCCGAGCACATGCCCGTATGGATCCACGATGTCCAAGTCGGTCCCCGTGGCCTCGCTGTCCTTGATCAGGTCGGCGCTGTTAAAATTTTTCGTGACAATATGCCCGTTTTCTAACCTGACAATCACGTTCCCGGAAGGGTCTGTAATGTCCAGGTCTGCCGTCCCGTCGCTATCAAGCACGCTTGGAATCTTGTTATTTATTTTATACGTTGCATCATCAGTTGCGCTCTTTAAGTCACTAACCTCCCCGCCCACGTTCACTTGCGTCCAATGGCCGGATGTCCATGCTTCGCCCGACGCGATTGCCGTCGTACATCTGTAAAGCAGCCCGTTGTGGATAACGTAATCGCCGACGGCATATGATGCGCTGGCAGAGTACGTCGGCGCAAAGTTCGCCACGGTATCCGTAAAATCCTGCGGAAGCGACTCCGTCAAACTCTGCGCCCTGTCGGCTGCTTCAGCCGCGATCTGTGCGTTCTCCTATGCGTTCCCGATTGCTTCAGCCCACTCGGCCTTGCTCCCGGTGTACCCTTCCTGCACCGCAATGGCATACGCGGATATCGGGCCGATTACTTTCGTCTGTGTTGCCATCTCTTCATCCCTCCATGTTTGCCATACGCGCATCCGCGATGGCGCGGTCCATCTGTTCCAGCGTCCTGTGCAGTTCAGCGCTTACGTCTTCAAGCCTGCGAAGGATTTCTTCCATGCCGCCCTTGATATCATCGTCGCCGCCGCTTTCGCCCTTCTTCCCTTCGTCCCCGCCGATGCCAAGTTCCTTCTCGATCTCGTTCCACGTAAGCTAACCCACGATTCCGTCGGCCTTCAGCCCGTGATTCACCTGGAACTTCTTCACGGCCAAATCCGTCTGCGTCCCGAATATCCCGTCCGGTCTCCCGCAGTCATATCCAAGCTGGTTCAGCCACTCCTGCAGTTGCTTCACCGCGTCGCCGTTGCTGCCCTTCTTTACCGTTACCATCAGGATCACCTTTCCCGCTTCCGCGATTTCTTCCGGCGTGTAAAGTCCTTTCGGTATCCCGTAGTTCGTCCAGGATGTGTCGCTCAAGCTTCCGTACTTAACCCCGCCGTTCCCGGTGCAATGGATGATAACGCCGTCCCCGATGTGGATTCCCGTGTGCGAATAATTTTTGTTCGCGGAGTTGTACTTAAAAAGGCAGCACACCACATTCGGCATCCCGGCGGTCTTACCGCGCTGTTCCCAGTTTCTCGGCGTTTCATACTGCGTCGTGCATCCCTCGCCGTAAAGGTCAATGCCAGCGCCATGCTCCATCACATAATGCGTAAACCCCCGGCAGTCGTAGCATTGATGCCCCTGCCACTTACACCCGTCGCAGGTCTTCTGCTTGTTCTACAGCACCGGGCATTCCCCGTAGATTTTGCTCTTATACTCCGGGCGATAACCGGCGTATTTCTTCCGCGTCTCCGGGGTGCATTCCTGCCCCCACGCGCCAAAGACATACGGGTCGCCGATTTTGCTTTCAGCCAGTTCTACCACATCCCGCGCCTTATCGTTTAACAACACTTTATCCGTCACATGCACCGCCTCCCTCAGTACCAGTCCTCCGTAGTTGTCCATCACGGCACATCCCGGATAATAAAACGCCAGAATGTCCCTGTACCAAATCCCGTGCTTCGCGGCCACCCGCGCACCGCGCTGGCTCATGCCCACGCCGTGTCCGTACTTTTTGTGTCCGTCCTCCCTGTCCCATGGGTCTTCCTGCTCGATCAGGTAGGGATAATCCCCGCCCCACCGTTCCTTGGACGAAGTCGTTCTCCCGCCGTTGTTCGCGCTGAAGTGGGCGACGGCAATGCCGCCGCCGTACATCAGCACCTCGCCTTTGGTATCCATCGCGGCACGGTACGATATGGGATATTTCCCATAATCACACCGCGCCGCCCGGTATGCCATCGTGGTCTATGCGTCGTCGCTCACCGCCAGCCCCCGCAGCGCCCCTCTGGATATCGCCAGACTCCGCGCCGCAACGGCCTGCGCTTTGCACGCTTCCATGCCGGACTCCCCGATTTCGGACGCGGTCACCGCCGCGACGTATTCCTCAAAGTCCACGTTTACCGTATCCCCGATATTCACCCCGAAGAATTCCGCGTTCTCCCTTTGCGTTATTCTTACCGTTATCTCAGGCATTGTCCGTCTCCTTATGCATTTAATAGGGGAGAAGCAGAAGTGACCCTGCCCCTCCCCCTTGGCAGGGAGTTGGTTACTTAAAGCCTCCGTCAATTGTTCAACGCCCTCGGCGAGTTGTATCTCGCAAACATCCACTGCCGCCCCTGGCTGATCAATCTCCTGATCTCATGTGTCCAGTATTCCGCCACGACCAGATTGCCGCCCGTGCCAAAGTGAAGTCCGTCATACGGATGGAGCCATGTGTGGTTTGTTGGCGTCGCACCGTCATGCGAAAATTCGCCCGTGAATTCAGCGACGCCCACCACGTTCATCGGATAAAGGGCGGCGATCTGGTGGATCACGTTATTCGTAACGTCCACATCGCCGTTTGATGCCCACACCGTGCCAAGATAGATCCGCGCCGTGTTTTTCTGTGAAATAATTTTTGAGATGATCTTGCAATAATATCCGGTTTCGGTTTCGGCGAAATCATTATAATTGGTGTACGGAGTGACATCGGTTGATAGCGTATCGGTTAGTCCGTTGTTCGTCCCAAGCCATATAATAAAATCCTTATACTGGCTGTATGTATAGGAATCGCTATACTCGGTATACCAGTTTGATGCGGAGTACCCGCTTTTCCCGGCGTTCGTTACGGTTGCCCCCGTGAATTTTGCCAGAAATTGCGGATACGATACGTCCGTATGCGGAGGATTGCCGTTGCCGTGCCAATAGGATTCAGTCAGGCTGTCACCAATGCACAGAACGTTTTGAAGATAATATTCGTATCTCGGTTCAAGCCGGTCAATGATTGTTCCTGAGGTAACGGAATTGTCAAGGTATGCGCTCTTAACGGTATACCGATATGACGCAGGGAGATAGATTTTTGTGGATGACGTTGTCATCTCGCTGGCCCGGAAATATTTCGCGCCGCTCGGCACGATGATCGTGGTCAGGCAGTCAAGCTGTTTGTTCCACTGGTTCGTTGCTCCGGATATATAGGTCCGGTCGGCATCATAAAACGCGATCCCGGCGGCATCCCTATACCCGCACTGCAGTTTCATCGTGTCTGTATGGATCGGCAGGAAATCCGTATAGTTGAAATTGACGCTGTCCGTAAGTTCGCCTGTGCTCGCAACAACGTATTTGCCGGCTTTCCACAGCACGGGCATCTCAAACCACCTGTCGTATTTTTCATCCGTGCTTCCGTTCATTGCGGCGTATACGTCCTCGGCGGCAGTATAATACACCGTTACCACGCCAAGCGTCTTTGAGCATGATATCACGATGTATTCGGCGTTAGCAGGGATCGTCGGCACGATCAGGTATGCATCCGTATATGTCCCGGTAAAACCGTCAAGATAACCCAAATCAGCATCATAAAAAGAAACGCCCGCAGAGTTGTTGTTAAGTTTGGTACGGAACCCGATCAGGTTTTTCACAGGCAGGAATGTCGTTGTGTAATAGGATGTATTGGTTGCCGCCACCCCGGTGGAATAATCCCTGTACCTGTTCTGTATCAGTGTCGGCGTATATGCCACTGCCGTGTCGATATTATCAATCGCGCTCTTTAAGTCATCAACATCCCCCGCCAGAGCATCGGTCACCGTCTTGATTCCTGCGCTCGTTACGGGGTTGCTGCTGCCTGCGGTCGGCGTGGAGTCAAACGTCAGTTTGTCCTGTTTCCCCGTTTCCAAATCGCTGATTTGTGTACTGTGAAAGTCAACGGTCATCTGGTCGGCAGCCTGGATATTGTTTCTGGCAGCGCTCCTTTGGGCCGAAGTCAGGTTCTGGGTTTCATGCCACACGGCCTTTGAAAGGTCCTCGCCGACGCTCACCTGTACCCAATGCGCGGGTGTCCACGCTTCTGCCGTCGTGATTTTAGTAGTACACCTGTAAAGCGATCCGTAGTGGATTACATAAGCGCCGACCGCGTATGTCGAGCTGGTGGAATATGTCGGTGCAAAGTTTGCAATCGTATCCGTAAAATCATCAGGCAGCGACTCTGTCAGGTTCTACACCCTGTCTGCCGCAGCTTCTGCTGCCGCCGCGTTCGCCTACGCGTTGCCAATTTCCGCAGCCCATTCGGACTTACTGCCGGTGTATCCTTCCTGCACCGCAATGGCATACGCTGAAATAGGTCCGATCACTTTTGTCTGTGTCGCCATTTTCATTCCTCCTCATTTCATCAAACAGGGGACGGTTCTCCGTTCCCCGTCCTCCGTTACTCCATCCCCTCGCTCCCCGCCGTCTCCTCTTCGTCCTCGTACACCGGCGGCCACGTTTCCGTCGTCACGTCCGGGAAGTCGTTAACACTCGTCGCGTTGATTGTCATCGTTCCATCCTGTGCCAGACTTCTTTCAAACCCGCTCACCAGATGCCTCTCCAGCGGATATCCTTCCTTGTCCGGTCTCCGCAGCGTAATCAGTTGGTTCTCCTGTATATGGAAAATCTGCCCGCATTCGATGCTCACGTTTTTCTTCAGCGTCGTATACCGCTTCAGCCTGAACCGCGCCAGACTCTCGCACACTTCGCGGCTGTAATATCCGCTCTGCGCTTCCCTTATCAGCTTCCTGCCAAGAATATATATGTTCGTGTCGCTCTTCGGGTCGGTATTGATTGCCCTGCCGCCAATCACGCCGTGGTCGCTCAGACTTTGCCCTTCGATGATAACGTCATTGTACATTTCCCCGTTAAGGATTGTATATGTCGTGCCAAGGAACCGGCTGTTGTCCGGCGATATCTCGTATACCACCGGCTTTTCGCTGTCGTTCACGTCATCCTGACTCGGCTCCACGCAGAGCCGCCCGGTGCAGTCATACCCGATGCACCCGGCCAGCATCGTGTTCAGTTCCAGCATCACGTCGGCATAGGTCTGTCCGGCGCTTTCAGCCCGGTATGTGTAAGGCGCGTCCGTCAGATACCCGACCGACCCGTCCTCAAGTTCCTGCGTCTTCCCATTGTAATAATCGGTAAACATCGGAGGTACGGAGTCAATCTTCAACCAGCTTTCAGGAGGGATGTTCTGTCCGTACCCCCGTGGGAGATTTAGCAGCCCCTGCATCGCCTGAAAAATCGGCGTTCCCACCGTCACCTCATAAATGCCGTCCAGATTGCCAAACAATGTCCCGTCAAGGTAACTCCACTTGTCGTACAGGTCCCACGTCACCGTGTTGCCCTACGGATCGACCGCCTCCTGCGGGTCCTTAATGTAAAACACGCCCTGCGGCAAATAGAATTCTTCGCCGTTTGGCAGCACCAGCCCCTCACTCAACCGCACCTGCGTCCCGAACCAGATCTTGTTCACTTCATAACTGAACGCACCGTCGATGTTCGCCAGCGTCACGCTTGCGTTTCTCCTCTGCCCGTTGTTAAAGTTAACGGTCAGCGTCCCGTCCTGAATAAACGCCCTGCTCTTTGGGTTGTCCGGGTTGTTGTCAACCACAAAATTTACCGTTCCGTCGGGCCACAAAAACTCCAGTTTCGCCAGCTTCTGAAACGGCCCCTTCAGCGCCTCCAGATACAAATTCCACTTTTCGCTCTGTGTCACTCTTTCACCCCCAGACACCCACATGATTATTTTTCAAACGAGTTTTTCTGCCATCGTAATTTTTTTCAACCGACTTCTAAACATTGCCGCAGGAGCGTCTCCATCGCCTTCTCCGTTTGGGGGCCTGGAGCGCCCGGAAAACAGTCCGGTGGACTGTTTTCAGCGAAAGGCGGGCGGTAGCCCCGGACGGTGTCAGTGCCATCGTAAGACGCTTAGGTCACGGGACACCCCGGCCTACTTCGTCGGCCACCCCGTGGCAAGGGATGAGGTTCCCCGTCCATCCGTCAACTTCACTCTCCACTCTTCACTCTTCACTCTTTTCTCCGTTTATCCCTCTTGATCTCCTGGTCCGTCCTCCGCGCCACCTTGCCGTTTCCCGTCAGCTTATACATCGGCACGACTTCGTCCAGCAGCGTCCATCCGGTCATGTCCTCATCAACCACGGTCCATCCGTCCCGCTCCTCTTTGGATGCCTCCCATATTCTCCGCTTTTCGTCAACCCTTACCCAGCACATATCCAGCCTCCGTCAAATATTATACGTCACGGTCAGCGTGCATCCCGCCCGCATGAATGTAAAGAATTCGGTCGGGCTGTTCATGCCCACGGCAAATCCTTTAATCGTCCCGTTCTGAAGCAGATAAAACTTTTCGGGCGGGAATTCAAACGTCCCGGTTTCTCCGGGCGCGATATACTGCATCGGCGCTCCGACGGACAAATACCAGTCTCCGCTCTGCTATGAATAACTCCACGGGTCGCAGGATCCGGCGTAATTATGTATCGTCGCCGCCGTCAGGTTGTGATAATACGGCCTGATAACAACGCCGCTGCTGCTCCCGCCGCTGCTTGTCCTTTTGATGCTCACCGTCGCCTTGGTTATCGTGGCCCCGGCCAGCGTCTGCGCAATCGTATCCGCGTCGTCAAACAGCCAAAGACCGGCCATATATTTTTTGCTCCCGCTGTTGTATCCCATTCTTGGATTGTTCGTTCCGTCGCCGCGCCATCCGATGGCCTTTCCAAGGTACGCCTCCGTGCCGGTCTTGGAACTCTCGGTAAAGTATCCGCTGCTGCTTGTCCATGTGCTGGTCACCTCGGTCACGGCGGGCGGTGCTTCTCCGCCGCTCGTCACCTTGGTCACCGTACCGGAGCATGTGAACGGATAACCGTTGCTCTCATACCCCGTCCCGGCGGAATCTGTCCCGGCGGGAATCGTTCCCTTCGCGTTCACATATCCGCCGTCGGGGCTGATGACTACGCCGTTCACAAGGTTCGCAAGCGTCGTTTCGTCCGTGCTGAACGCGCCGCCAGCGCAGTCAACGATATCGGCATGCGCATGTTCCACATAGATCGCCGCGCCCGTCCGGTCGATCAGGCATCCGTCGATAAAGGCGTAGCTGCCGTCCCTCACATAAACGCCGTATGCCTGCCCGTCGTCCCCGGCCTCGCGTTCTACGCCGTGGATTTCAATGCCGCTCACCTTCACGAATCCGTTTCCGCGCAGGTCAACCACCGCGTCCTCCAGCACGCCCATGAACTGCGTCGTGTCCGTCCCGTCGGTATCGCCCGTGATGTTTACCCTGTTGTTCCCGGATATCACCCAGTCGCCCTTCACCACGGCAGCCTTGTCAAGGTTCAGCGTCAGCGTCCCGTTCCCGCTGAACCCGGAGATATCCACGTCCTCGACGTATGTCCCTTCAGGTACGGCGATGACCACATCCCCGGTCAGGTGCTTTCCAAGCCCGTCGATCACATCCTGTATTTTGCCGTTTACCGTCGCGGTCTTCGCACCCTGTATATTGATAATGTCGCCGCCGATATGCCCGTCAACCGAGAGGTTGTCAAGCACAAGGCTTACGCCGTTTTCGTCGGCTGAAATAAAAGTCTTTTTCCAGCTTCCGCTGTTCACAGCGCAGGCGTTCCCAAGCCCGTAAGCCCATTCCACCCACACGCTTTCACCCGGCTGCGCGTTGTAAAGGTCCGGCACAAACGGCACGTCGAACGGCTCTCCGAACGCCTCCCGCACGGTCAGGACCACGTTTCCGTTTTCGTCTTCATGCGCTCCCTGTACAACGTACATTTTTTTCCTGCGCACAAAGTCCGTGGAATATTCCTTCAGGATATCCGTCACAACGTTTTCGATGCCGTTCAGCATCATTTTGTTTTCGACGATTCTGTTTCTTCCGTTATCCATTTTGCTCGTCCGCCTTTATCACGGTCTCGACCTTCAGTTTGCCCTCGCTGTCAATCTCAAGGTCTGCTGGAACATATTCCATGCTGTTGTCATACACCTGCTCAAGCTGACCGCCGTCGCTCATCTGAATCTCGCTGCCGACGTACCCATCGTCGTTCATCGTCCACGTCACATATCCGTCCTGATCTACGCTGATAGCCGTCGCCGTGTCGATTATGTCGTCGCCCCGCGCCATCAACCCGTCCGTCAATAGACTTACGATCTGGCAGTCCTTCGCGTCCCCGACCTCGACCCACGGAATCTCTATCTGCACGGGCTGTTCCGCGTATTTGTCCTGCGTCTCTTTCACGATGGCGTCGCTTATCTCTATCATCCGCAGGTTGCCCTTCCGGTCCCGCAGGAACTTGACGGTATTCCGCGTGCTCATGTCCATCAGATCATCGACCATCTGCACGCTGTCCCTGAACTGCGTATCCTTCACGCCGCCGACCCACGCCCGCAGCTTTCCGCTCAGTCCTTTCCGTCCCACCTTCTGCACGGTTGGGTAGGGGGTAAAGTTGTTCTCCACATACGGCGTGTTCTCATTGCTTATGCTACCGCTGTCCACGTTCGCCTGAAACTGGTGTACGCACTTTACATGGTACAGGGTATTGTATATCGTTATATATTGTATCTCTTCTTCGTATGCACCGGCAATCGGGAATTTCATGTATTCCGTGTTGGCGGGAGTTGCTTCTATTATTGCCCAGTTCCAGTAATAGCGCATTTTCATTGGTCTTTCGGATGTCAGCGTGTATCCTTCGTAGTTCGTCGCGGCATAATAAGCTTTGTAAATATACTCGGTATTATTGCACGCGCCGAAGTCATACATCTCCGTTTGACCGGGCGGGATCAGTCCAGCCTTTTCCACGGCGTTTGTCTGTGTGTTTATCCGGTAAATGTCCCATCCCTTTTGCGGCTGCGGCACTTCGTATCCTTCGTCCGCGCTTATCCGCAGGAAAAACGCCGGGTTATCCCGCACATAATAAACTTCCAGATGGACCCCTTCCAGCGGCGTCTCAGGCCACGCGACGGTAAAGTCTTCCCAGTCGGTCTGCGCTGTAATCCCGTTTTCAAACGTACCGGTAAGCTGTATGGAATAATTCGTATGGTTTTTCATCAAACCATAGAAAACAAACGGGGCGCGTGACGCGTATATGTCGCCCGTGTCTTTTAATATCTCATGCTCCGAATCCTATTTTGCCAGTTTCCATCTGTATGATATCAGCGGGTTGCCAGGTTGTTCGTCTGATATAAGTCCGCCGAAATAAGCGCAGCGTCCCTGATATAAATATCCGTTTGGTATCGTAAATGTCGGCCTTTTGCTTGTCAAAAAAAACACGGGACTGATATTGACAAGTCGTTTGAATACAAAGTCTGTACTATCGACATAAAACTGGTCTATGCGAAGTTTATAACCGTATTGATAACCGTTGACGATACCGGCGTTTGCAAGGTCTGCTGCCGTGATCGTGTCCTAAAACGGAACGGGATTCCCGCGTTCGTCCTTGCCGTATATAGGCATTTCATACACTCTTTCGGAGCCGGGTATGTGATAATACTTCGCCCTCACTTCGCTTCTGTATACTTCTGTACTTTCCGGCGTGTTTTCCAGAATAAAGAACTGCCACGAAACCATCGGCTGCGTCCCGTTAATCTGCCACGTCACCGTCATATCCTGTGTCGCGTCTATAACGCCCGTCCCGTTAAGCTATGACGGCGTAATGACGGTCGGTTGATAAAGCCCCATATCCTTTTATCCTCCTTCTCCGTCCGCCTTTCCGGGACGGTCATGCGTTTTGGCACTTTTTATTCAAATTGCCGGTCTGCACGGGGCAGGGGAGAGGTCTCCCTCTCCCCGCCCCAAACAGGGGACGGTTCTCCGTCTCTCGGTTCTCCGTCACGCTCCAAACAGGGGACGGTTCTCCGTTCTCATTTATCCGTGTCCGTTCCTGTCCGTTCATGTACGTCCATGTACGTCCATGTACACTTGTGTACACCAAACTTAGTCGGCGTGATGCCTTCCCCGATTGGGGAAGGTGGCACCGCGCCTAAAGCGCGGTGACGGATGAGGTTCCCCCGTCCCCGTCATCTCAACTCTCAACTCTCAACTCTTCTGTCAGGATCTCAACTCTTCCTCTTTACCTGTTTCTGTACAGCCTGTGCCTGCCCAGAATGTCCGTCATCGTTTTCGCGTCGCTTCCGTCAATCGTGATGCCGTCCACGATAATCGTCGTGCTTTGGTCCACGCTTGAATAGCTTCCGTACTTGCCCTGCTCCGGCGAATACTTGCCGATGTCGCCCACCGTAATGGCGTCCCACGTCGGGGCCAGCGCGTACAGCGCGTCAAGCAGTTTCACGGTCCCTTCCATCTGCGCAACGTAATTCTCTCCGGCACCCATCATTTTCTGAAGCGCGTCCGTCAGGCTTTCCAGCGGCACCTCCACAGCGTCCACCAGTCTCTGGTAATACTTGTCGAGGTCGTCGTAGGTCTGCTGCAGCTTGTCCAGCGCATCCTGCAATGGGTCGATGCTCTCTCCGTACTCGTACTCAATTTTCGTCCTCTCATGCTCAAGGTCTTCCTGCTTGCGTTCGATTACTTCCTCCTGATCCTCAAGCGCTTCGATTTGTTCCTTGTACTGGTCTTCGATGGCATCCCGTTCCCGCTTCAGCGTCGTGATTTCAAAGTCGGCCAGCGCGTCAGCATACGCCTCCTCGGCCTCCTTAATCGCCTTCGCGTCGGCCATCCATTCCCATTGCCCGGTTTCTTCATTAAAGTACCTTATCGTCCTCTGGTGCCTTGCGTCCTCCAGCGCCTGCCGTTTTTCCTCAAGGTCGATGTTTTCCTTGTTGATGTCCCGCTCTTTTTCAAGCCGCTCTATTTCCTTGTTCAGCGGTTTGATGGCGTCGTCCCTCGCCCTTTCAAGCAGCGTCACTTCATACTGCAGCATCGACAGGCTGTAGTCCAAATCCTCCAGTTCCTCTTCGATGGGCTTGAGCAATTCATCCCTTGCCCGTTCGATGGCCGTGATATCATCCTGATAACTATCGATCTGGTACTGGATTTTCTTCAGCCCATAATCGATATACTTCCGAATGATATCCCAGAAATCTTCCTGTTCTCCTTCGTCGCTGCTCTGGGTTTGGGAACCCTGGCTCTGTTCCCATTCCTCGCGTTCGCTCTTTTTTTCTTCTTCGTCCTTCTTTTTATCCGGAGGAGGGGTCACGGTCAACTTCGTGGAATCTCCGAACATTTTGCCGAAGAATCCTCCCACAAGGTCCATGAAGTTATTCCCGCCGTTTGTTCCGTCGGCATAAGCGGGGATGCTCATCTTTCCGCCAAGCAGCGACGCCGTTTCCTTCGCGGTATAGATCGTCGCGCCTTTCGGGATCTTTGCGATAGTCGGGAATCCGTTTGCGTAAATCTACGCCAGCCCATTCCCGGCAACCAACTCCGGCCCTTCCTCGTTGATCAGGGCATATCCGCCTTTGAAGTCGGAAGCGCCGTTTGCCGCCTTTGGTAGGTTGAACAAGTCTTTGAGTCCTTCAAGAACGCCGCCTGACGGCGATTTTGTATTCGTCGTTACGGTTATCGTCTTGTTCTTGATTCCCTCCAGCGTGGTTTTCAGGCGGTTCAGTTTGCTCTGGCTGTCAGAAACGTTTGCGTTAACGCTGAAACTGATTGTCCTTTCGATAAATTCCTGAAGTTCTTCAATGGACTCAAGTTCTGTATAAGCGTTTCCTTCAGCGTCAATGGTCAGCGTGGTATGTTTTCCGTTCCCTTGCGTATCGCCAAAGAATTCGTCGATGATTTGCGTCCCGTCGCCCTCAGTTACAATCTTGACCCTGTGAACGGTACCGGCAGCTTCATCGATTTCCGTAATAATGTCCATAACGGCGTCGCTGTCTTCCACCTGGAATTGCGCGGTGTATACCATCGTGCCGTCTTCAGTCATAAACGAATCTTCGCTGAGTTTGATTCCGGCGACCGGAAGTTCAGCTGGATTTTGCCCAAGATTAGCCTGCACAACAGAGGAAGCTTCTTCTGCGGCACTCTTTGCAGAAGACTCATCGGCTGTCACTTTCAGTTCTATCCCGGCATACATATCTTTAAGCGATCTGCCCTTCGTGGGATCAGGAGAACCGGTGTTCAGCGGACTTGAGGGATTTAATATCGGACTTAAAGCAAATAGCGACCCGGTGAATGGGTCATCATCAAAAACGGCGCTCAAATGATAATGATAAGATTCGTCTGTAGTATTGATGCTGTCGGCAATCAGTTTTTGTGCCGCCGCGACGCCCGCCTCGACGCCGTCAGTTGTTGCTTCCAGATCATAAGTGCCAAACTCGCCGCTGTTTACCGCTCCCGTGCTGGTCACTACATTTTTTTCGACTTTATCAAGGGCTTCGACGGCACCGTCATCATTTCCCGTAACATTGATAACAGCCTTGTTGCTTGCGGCGTTGGCTTTTTCTTCTGCGGTTACGACGACCTGGTCGGCCTTATTATTAAATTTATCGAGATCGCCGTCATAATGGATCATCCGTACCGTTTGCGTCGGCCCGTTTGCGGTTTCTTCAAGTATAACGATCATAGCGTTCAGCATATCGCCGTTCGCGCTGTATTCAATCTCCCTTACACCTAAAACAGAATTGGCGTTTGCGTCCGTGATCGAAAGATTTGCCACCTGACCGTTTGTCTTGTAATAAATATCGCGAATGCGTCCGGCTTGATTGGCAATAAATTCCACGTCCTGAATATTATCGATCTGTCCGTCCGTCGTGAATGTAACATGTCTGTCTTTTGTCAATGTGTCCATGTTCCATTCAAACACGTCCGCGTCTCTTAACGTGCCGTCCGTATAAAAGCCGACTTTCCGTTGCGTTATATTCGCCAGCGTTGTATCTATGACGTCGATATTGTTGACTTTGCCGGTAGAGTCAAACTGTATTGTTCTGGTCTCGGCGGCGGCTTCGGCACCGGCAAGTATTTTGTCGATTGTCATTTGCGCTGTGCCGTCCTGATCGACTTCAAAACTGATTTTGTATGTCGTGCCGTCGTTTTCAAATATGTTTAATCCATTCGGCGTCTATGCGGCTGTCGCCATTCCGCTGTTGTTGATAAGCTTTCTGAGATACTCCCAATCCGCGTCGTTTCCGGATGCGTCTTTGATTGCCGTGATTTTACCTTCGACCATTTCAAGGGAACCGCCTGCGGCCTCGGCGGCCGCCTGCATTCTCGCAAGCATTTTGTCGGCTCCCTCGGCATTCCCGTTCAGACGCATCTGGTCAAGATACGCGTTCATGGACGCGACCTGCTCGGTCACGTTTTCATATCCGCTTACGTCAACGGGCAGTCCAAGCGCTTCCGGTGTACTTTCGGCGGCGATCTGCGCGGCGTTTGAGAGTTCTTCCCGGACGGTCTGCGCGTCTTCCGCAGCATGCTCCGTGGCGTCTTCCATTTTTTCGGTGTAATCGGCGTAATTTTGCCATCCGCCCTCAACGTCAGGAACACCTTGTATCTCGACTTCGCCGATTTCGTTCAGCAGATAAAGCCATTCCTTCATCTGCATCCACTCGGATGAACCCATTCCGGAATTCTCGGCGAACGCAAGCAGCTTGTCATAATCTATTGTCAGCAGACCTTCTTCTGTTTCAGCCGCAAACCCGGCTGCCTTGCCCATTTCCTTCAGTTGTGCCGTGAAATTTTTTACGTCCGATTCAAGGTCGCCGTATACGCCCAGGGCCTTGATGGCATCCCATGTCTGATCGATACTGAGATGAGTCGCCTCGGCAAGCCCCTGCAAATCAGAAACGGTAAACTCTATTTGCCCGTTTACTTCTTTGTAGGACGCGACGACTTTGTCATTCAGCTTGATCTCGCCCGTCTTCTTGTCGGCGATTTTTGCAAGCACGGCAAGGAATCCCTCGCCGTAAGTCTTTTCCGCGTCGCCGTACATTGTTTTGTACGGTCCGTTTGCCATGAACGCGTTGACGCCCTTATAACCTTTTTCGCGGTACAGCGTATCGAAATCCGTCCCGCTCCCGGCCATCAAATATCGCGCCGCAGCCATTGCTTTCTGGCTGTTCACGCGTCCCGCCTCGATCTCCTCGGCGTATGTCGCGTATGCGCTCTGGTAATCCGCGAATCCTTTATTTTCCGCGTCGCGTTCCATTGCGGCGTCAAAGGCCGTCTTGGCTTTTGTCGCGGCGCTTAATGCGGCTGTAAGTTTGTTTACGCTTGCGGCTGCTTTATCGGTACTATTTGCCATTCCGGCGGCACCATCGAATTCGGTAATCCTTAACCATTCTTTATATACTTGCGGATACCTCTACGCAAATAATTCGAGAAACGCTGTTCTTATATATTTGGCATAACCCGGATAATTGTTTTCGTCAATTGTATTGAATAGCGTTTCCATTTCTCTTGCATATTCGCGCAGCGTATCTATATCTACATCTCCACCGGAATTAATAATGCCTTGTAAATTCTCCAGTTTAACCCAGTTTGGATTATCTATCTACATTAGGGAATTTGCCGCCGAATCAACATAGGCGTTTAATGCTGTTGACGCTCTTTCGTATGCGTCACTCGCGTCATCTAAATACTCAACGATTCGTGAGTAGCTTGGAACATCTGTCGCCTTAATATGATTGTCTAAGGCGTATTGCTCTATTTTAGCTTTTAAAAGCTTTACAGATTCGTACTGCTCATAAAGTTCTTTTGCATCAAGTCTCCAATAATCAGTTAACCACGCGGTATAAGATGGTTGATTCGTTCCCTATGGTGTAATAATATTGGCAATTTCTTCTCTGAAACCATCGAAAAGCTCTTTTAATTCATCTGTGTCGCCAAAGAAAAAACGATATGTCTTTGGCGTAAGTGGAACAGACATAACAGAAGTGCGGTTAAATTCATCAAGAGCGCCCTTGGCCGCCGCTTCGGCTGCCTTTATTTGCTCTTTTGTCATTTGACGAATTTCGTCTCCCGCAGCTATCGCTTGATCTCTCGTTAGGCCAAGTGCGTCCGCCAATGCATAAAGTGCGGTGGTATACTCTTCCGTTCCTTCTTTGGCGGTTAAAAAATTGGCGTAAAGAGTCATTGTTTCAGTACTGTTTTGATTTGCTTTTTGTCCTGCTGCTACGGCGGCTTTTGCCTGTTTTTCAACATTCGCATTGTAATCCTGCAAAAGTTTATTTGCAACGCTTATTGCAACACCAGCAGCGGTCACAGCAAGTCCAAACCCTCGAATGTTTCCTGTCATGCCGGTGACCCAATTTGTATCTCTTCCGGTAAATCCAGCCCATAACGTTGCAATTCTTTGTGCTTTCAATGCCGTTACCAATCCAAGTACGATGGTTAGTGCATTTGCTAAATTGCCGACAGCTTGAACTGTGCCGTTTAACAAATCGAGAACGCCCTTGATCATTCCGGTAGAAACCGTATTATTGACCAGCGCGACCCAGCTTGCCTTCAATCGTTCCGTCTTGACGGTGATGGAATCCAAAGAGTTTTGTACCTCCCGGTCGATACTCCCGCTGGCACCTTCGTAGGTCTTCAGCATGCTCTCGTACATGTCCCAGTTCTTGATGAGTACCATCAACTGGTTTGTGCGCAGCTTGCCGCCGATATCGCTGACCATGCTGAACAGTTTCGCCTCGGTCAGGATGCCCTGCTGATAGGATTTTGCCAACGCCCCGATGGCCTCCATCGGGTCGATCAGCGTTCCGGTCGCTTCGGCGGCGCGTACCACTTCGGGCGCGTACAGTTCCAGCACCTGGCGAAGTCCTTCTATTTCGCCTGCCGTCCATTTCGCGCCGTCCTCGATCTCCGTGGTCGTGTCGCCCATGATGTTCAGGAAAATTGCGCGGAGGGCGGTCGCCGCTTCGGTGCCGCTCCTCTGCGTAACGGCGGTAACGGTGCCAAGGGCGGCGGTCAGTTCGTTGATGCCTACGTGCGCGGTGGAAGCGATGGTCGCCAGTTTACCGATACCGGCGCTGATCTCTGCCACGTTCGTGGCGTATTCGTTGCCGATCTGGTTCGCGCCGTCCATCGCGGCGGTCAGGGCCTGGATGTTGCCGTTCAGCCCGTAAGCCTTGTCGATGGCCAGGATGTACTGGTTCGCAACGTCTGCGCTCACGTCGCCTGCCCTTTGCAGTTTAACGCTCAGTTCCGCAAGCCCCTCTGCCTGGTCCTTGTAACCTGCGCGTGTAAAGTCGGCCACGCCTGAAAGGTACTTGGACGCAGCTACGCCGTATGCCTGCGCCACCTTCATAGCGTTCTGCGTCATTCCGGCAAGTTCTTCGTTTGTCTTTCCGGTCACACGGCGTACCACGACCAGTTCGTCGTCGATGGCCTTGATTTCCTGATACGCGCTTTTCAGATTATTTGTAAACGTCTTCCACAATTTCGTGCCAAGGCTGTTCAGCATGTTTTCGTACAGTCTCGTGGTATAACCCACCATCTGGTTAGCCGCTTGCCCCATTCGTCCGCCCAGATTGATATTCGCCTGCTGCTGCAGCTGATTTAACTGCTGCTGAAGCCCGGCGACGACCGCCGACATATTGTCTACTGCGTTAATATTTACGGTTACGGTTGCCATTTATTTCCCTCCCCGGATAATTCCTGAACTCACCTATTCAAAAATCGCCCTTGGAAGGGCTTTTCGTCTGCCGTCACAAAATCCCTCGAACAGGGGACGGTTCTGTGTTTGCCGTTTATTTTTCCTGCACGTCACACGCCGGACAAATCCGCGTCGTTCACCACATGCGCCAGCGCGTTGTCAACAACGCCGCCGTCATTGCATCCTTCCTGTACGCCTATCTCCATATACGGCCTCGGCCCAGGCCAGTCCGGATCATGCCATCTTCGTCCGTTCGCGCCGGCTTCAATAATGTCGCTCAAATAAAACACAGGGTCAGGCGGCGGATTGATCATTCCGTTGTCCCCGGCAGGGGTGCGGTCTTCAATATCGATCCTCGCGCCCAGCATAGACCGAAGCGTTGTAGTCAACCAGTTGTCTTCATCCGCAAGACCGCCGCCTTCCATGCGCCGTGTATACACAGTACCGGCATACCCGTTGTAAACATGGTTGTGTACGGCCAATCGAAGCGCTTCCTTGCATGCGTCGTTCAGTTCGCCGCCCTCGCCGGATTGTCGTAGTATCACTTGCCTTATCTGCCGTATCGCCCGCGTTTGTATATTCTGCATCTCATTCCCGGCAATCATCCCGCATCCTCCTTTCTCCGTGGTACAATATTCAATCCCCGCGTCGCGGAACCTGAATGCTGTATCACAAAACACAGGGGACGGTTCTTTGTGTTTGCAACGGGGGAGGGCTTTTACGCCCTCCCCCTCGTATCGTTTGTGCTATTCTTTTTTATCAGGCGGTAACGACCACGTTGGCCACAACACTCAGGTCGCCGTTTTCCACGGTGATCTCCGTGTTACCGGCGGCCGCGCCGGTCAGCACGCCCTTGTCGGAAACGGTCGCCTTGGAAGTGTCGGTCACGGTGTAGGTCAGGTCGCTGTAGTCCGGCTGCACCAGGCTGTCGTCGGCCATGACGTACTTCACGGGGACCTGCACGGACTGCGAGGCGGCAACGGTCACGACGCCGCCGACGATGGCCATGCCCTTCACGTCCACCAGAGCGCCGCCCACGGGCATATCCACCATGTAAGCAAGGGCAAAGGACGCTTCGTCCACGCAGATGCCCTCGGCGGCAGCCTCTTCATAAGGCAGAGCGGAACCGGACAGGGTGTCAACATCAGCGTCGGTCTGGTCGCCCTTCACAGGCGCTTCGCCCTTGAACTGCATCCTCGGAATCCAGATGTAGCGGTCGCCCCACTTGGTGCCCTTGGTGCTGCCCTGGCCCTGAGTGGTGTACAGCGGCATACGGATCATGCAGATTTCGATGTTGGGTTCAAACACGCTGTCAACGCGCAGCTGATGGGCACTGGCGGCGCGGACGAAGTACCGCACGCAGTAGGTCTCGCCGACCACGGGAACGAAGTCCTACACGGCCTTGGTAGTGGGATCGATTTCGAAAGCGACGCCGCTCTTGTCCACGAAACCGTAAATCTTGTCGGTTCCGTAGGGAGCCACGGGGGTCTGACTCACGATCAGCGCGGTCGCGCCGGAAGCGACGGTAATGGTCTCCAGTACGGGGATGATTCCGTTGTAGCTGAGTTCGCCGCCGACGGACAAGGCACGGCTCTCCAGGGTGGAGGTCGCGGCGGTGATTTCCAGTTCCAGCTTGGCGCTGTCAGGCAGGTTCAACAGGACGGGGTTCCGCAGGGAGCCGTTGATCTCGCCCATGTTGGTGCTGGTTGTCAGACTGTTGGTCTGGATTTTGTTGGAATAGAAATCCAGGTTGAAAGTGGACGGGTTGAAAAGCCAAACGTCCATAGTGCCTTTCGCATAAATGGGAGTACTGTTGGTTGCGTAAGCCATAATCTTACATCTCCTCTTTAATCATTTGTAACATAAACAACAAGCGGCGCGAAATACGTTTCACCGTTCACGGTAATTCGCGCATCAACGTGTCCCATACCGGGACCTACGGCCATGAATATGCCGCTTTTTTCAAGCTGTCTTCCGGACGTCACAACAGTAGTCGGCCCGATATCGTACCTAAACAAACTGTAATCCGGTTGGGCCAGCGTTCCGTCCTTCATTACATATTTAAGCGGAACGGTTGCAGACTGGCCGACTTTCATTTCCATATATCCGCCAACCATTACGATGCCTTCAAAATCGGCCCACGGTCCGGCTGCAGGCATGTCTACCATATACGCCAGCGCGAAGGACGCTTCGTCCACGCATACACCTTCGGCAGCCGCTTCCTCATAGGGAAGGGCGCTTCCGGACAGCGTGTCCACATCGGCGTCGGTCTGGTCGCCTTTCACGGGCGCTTCACCCTTGAACTGCATCCGGGGAATCCAGATATACCGGTCTCCCCATTTCGTACCCTGTGTGCTTCCCTGTCCCTGGGTCGTATACAGCGGCATCCTTATCATGCATATCTCAATATTCGGCTCAAACACCGAATCGATACGCAATTGATGTGCGCTTGCGGCCTTCACAAAGTACCGCACACAATAAGTTTCACCGGCAGTCGCGGCGAAGTTTTTCACCTTCCGTGTGTCCGCGTCGATCTCGTAGGCGATGCCGCTCTTGTCCACAAATCCGTACACCGTGTCCGTGCCATAAGGCGCGACAGGGGTCTGACTTACGGTCAAATCAGCGCCGGACGCCGTAACGGTTTCCAGCACGGGAATAATCCCGTTATACGTCAGTTCTCCGCCCACGCTCAATGCGCGGCTCTCAAGCGTCGATGTGGCTGCGGTAATCTCCAGTTCCAGTTTCGCGCTGTCCGGAAGGTTCAGCAGAACAGGGTTTCTCAGCTAACCGTTGATCTCTCCCATATTGGTCGAGGTCGTCAGGCTGTTCGTCTGCACCTTGTTGCTGTAAAAGTCAAGGTTGAACGTGGCCGGGTTAAACAGCCACACGTCCATCGTTCCCTTGGCATAAACAGGCGGGCTGTTTGTCGCGTAAGCCATGTTTATCTCCTTCTCTCATAACACAGGGGACGGTTCTCTGTGTCAGCTTCCGGGCGGCATAAACTGTCCCATTCCGGCGGGCGCTCCGCTCTTTATCGTGTCGCCCATCTCCTTCTGCCACTTGTCCAGCCGCACCAGCCCGTGGTCCGGGTCGATGCGGTCGAACATCCAGTTCGGCGCGGGATTGCCTTTGCTGAACTTCGCTCCGTTTCCCTCTGCGATTGCGCAGATAACGTACATCAATCTCCGGTTGTGCGCGTGTTTCAGCCGCGTATACTCAAGGATGCTCATCTCTCTTATGTCGTTCATCCTCAGTCCGCTCACGGCAGCCACGCTTGCCATCTCGTCGTACAGATTGATGTCTAAGTTATTTTTTTGCCCCAGGCTTTTCAGGTCTTCCTCCGCCTGAATAATCTCCGCGTTATCGCTTTCGTCAGGCAGATCGACCCCGTTCATTTCAGCGATAGCCCTTCTTACGGCATCCAGTTGATACGGCATCAGCACGGCACGGTTTTCCCCGTACTGGACGATCACGCTTTTCAGCCCGTCCTGTGTGCCTACCTCCCGTATGCAGTTGGATATATCCTCTTCCGGAAGGCCCATGCTCAAGCCCATCAACAGCTTGAACATCATATACCTTGTATCGCCTTTGTCCCGGAGCAATGTATATAACGCGTCGGCGTAGCATTTTACCGCATAGCGGGCAGGGAGCGTTGACAGCCTTACCGTCAGCGCACCGCTAAACGTTATCCACGCCTGATACGCATTCATCGTCAGCGGGCTGAATGTCAGCCCGTACAATTCACGCGGGTCGCCCCACGCCTCGTTCATCCGGTCAAGCAGTTTTCCCATCGTTTATTCCTTCCTGCTCTTTTCGCCTGCGTCAGGCACCCTGCTGGTTGTTAAGCAGCGCCTGCCGCGCAACGTCTTTGAGGAACGTGTCGTACTTCTCCTGCGCGGCGACCGCAGTCGCCAGCGCGTCCTCCACGTCCCCGTTCAAGTGCTGTCCCGTCATGGACTTGGCCATGATGGTCGTCAGTTTACACGTCGCATACTGAAATTCCGTGTTCAGTTTCTCCGCCTTTTCGCGGGCCTCGCTGATGGCCTGCATCCGTTCGATAAAGCGCTCCGTGTTTTTTCTTTCTTTATTGCCCTGATATGTTATCCACGCCACGATTATCGTGCAAAGCGGAGCGAACGCAATCCCGAAAATCTCAAGGAAGGTCACGTTCCGTCACCCCCCTTCCTCTCAAGATATTTCTCGCAGCTTTTATATCCAACGGTGATTTCATATGCCCTTCTGCTCGGACAGTATTGCTGTTTCAAACATATCTGCCCGTCCGCCTTGCATTGGAATATCCCGTTTACCTTGTCCATACGCACCGCATACGGGCATTGCCACGAAGTTCCCATCGGTCATCCCTTCTCTCAATACCCGTACACGTTCACCGTCACGGTCTTTTCCATTCCGTGCGATGCAGCGCTTACGGTAATTTCACCCGGCAGGAATCCGGTAACCGTTATCCGGTTCCCGTCCTGCTCCCATGACGCCGCGTTCATGTCCCATGTCCTCACGGTATATTCAACGGCTTCTTCGGTCTTCACGCCGCCGACAAACCACGCGGCCTCCAGAGTAACACTCTGGTATTGTGCGCATTTCTCGGCCTTCTGCAGCCATTCAAGCCCTTCGATGATTTCCCCGTCCACCGTGATTGCGGCCTCGCAGGTTATCTTTTCGTTCTCCTCAAGTGTAGCGCGGATGACGCATTCGCCCTCGCCGACGGTCGTAATAACACCGTCTCCGTTTACCGTCGCCACGTTCTCGTCCGTGCTTTCATACCGCCATGTCAGCGGATATTCTCCCAGCCGTTCCACTCCTCCGTCAGCGGTCGTTCCGTAGGTCACGCCGTCAATGATGGATAGTATCTGGCCGTTTCGCACGGTCTCGATCCCGGTCTGATAAGTTTTGCCGGGAATCGCTTTTGCGGGAACGCCCGTAAACGAGGCGTGCATGTCAAAACTTTTTCCGTCGGCCACCCTGTTCTCCAGGTCGTCGCTTTCGATGGGTTCCTGGCTCTGCAAGTCGAAATACAGGATATGCGTGGAATCCGCGTTCCCTGTCTCGCTCTGCAAAAAGTCGATCAGGCCCCTCACCATATAAGCCATCGTCCCAAGGATCATCCGGCGGTTCGTCAGCAGGTCCTTCGTATCCTCGTTCAGCTGCATCACGCATTTCTGGTAAAGGTTCGGGGATACGATGTAGTCCATATATTCGTTTGCGCTGGCCTGGCTCTGGTTCTTCGCCCAGTAAAACGGCTCTTCCTTGATGTTGCCGTAAAAGTCCAGCCGCCGCCATGTCACGTTGCACCTTCTGCACACCGCAGTCGCCTGCGCTCCGTTCGCTTCGTCCGGGTTCTACACGATGTATGTATCCCCGTTCACTTCGATCTTCGCGCCAAGCCCCACGGCGTTGATCTTTGAACTTTCAAACTTTATCTTTTTCCAGTCCTCAATGATATTGGTGGTCGTGCCGTGCCTTACCATGACCTACATACGAATCCGCGTCCTGAACCATTTATAAAAATCGTCCTCGTCGATACCCTGGACCCGCGCCATGTACATATCCTACGCGTATTTCAGATTCCTGTTGTTGTAATCCGATGTGTTCCGCGTGAACCCGTACTACCTCTGCAGCCCTTCGTTTTCGGAAGGGGATTTCACCCCGGCGCGTTTTCTGTACGGCACCATGCTCTTCGCGTTGCCTATCCTTTTCTCTATCCCTTCCACGCCGTCTCCTCCTTCCTTCTTTTTTAAACTCCGCTGTCATTATCGCGTTTCATTCAGGTTCCCCGCGCCCAAACTCTCGGACCATTCCAAAACTCCACTCTTCACTCTTAAATTCAAACCGGAGGTTTAAATTTCTTCCCGCTCGGCAGCGTCTCCATTGCCGCCAGCCCCTGCTCAAAGCTGACCAACGCGCTGTTCAGTTGCCCGTAAATCGTCTTCAGCCTTTCCGTTCCCTTGGCGATCCAGTTGCTCTCGTTGCCCACGTCAAAGCTGTCGTCCTTTATCTTCGGCGTCCTCGGGAGAAAGTCGTTGTTGAACCTCCGCTCCCATACGTACTGTACGCACAGTCCCAGAATGTTCTTCATTTCGTCCGTCAGGTCGTTCTCAAAATACCCGTCGGTATAGAAATCGAACTGCACGCTCCTGCCGCCCTCCACTACCTGGTTCACGGTTACGCTCCCGGTCTCCGGGTCGTATGTGATATCAAGCGGCACATACACCGGCGTACCAAGGTCGTCTTCTTCGATCACCCCGGCGCTGCATATTTCAAACCCCGTGATTCCCGTCTCGATCACGTCGCCCTAATCCAGCATCGTGGTCGTTTCGATTTCCGTATCCTCCCAGTCCGGGTCCGTGTGGGCAAGCCATGTTTTCGCCTCCGGTGGCCGGTTGAACATCGGTATTCCGTTCTTCATGTACAGCGCCATCTTCCTGAAGAATCCGGCGGGGTTCTCGTCCATCTCGTCCTGAAGACGCACGTCTTCTTGCTGCACCATAAAATAGTCGCAGATGATCTCCGTATATGCTGTCATATGAACGTTCCCCCCTTTCACACGCTCGGCGTATGCGGGGGAGTGTCGCTGTCCCCGTATGTCACGCCGAATATCACTCTTCGTCCGATGTTCTGCGCGGAGTCCATAATATTCTCGGACCCCGTTTCCGAAAGCTGCTGACGGTCTATATAAAACGTGCCGATGCCGTCGATGTTCACGCCGCTCAAGCATTCCCACAGGCATTGCTCAATGGCCACGCACCTGGACTGCGCAAGCGTCTTTGTGTTCGTGTCCATCTGCATGTTCGACAATATGTCGAATATGATGCCAATCTGCACGATGTTTTGGTTCAGCGGCTTGATGTTCCCGATAAAACACTTCAGTATCGTCTGCCCCCGCGTCTGCGCCTGCGGCACGTAGCTTACCGGGTAGATCCGATATCCCCTGTCCGTCGGCATGATGTCCGGCTTGTCCGTATCGAAAACCAGCTTCAGCTTTTCGGCGGGGGAGGGGATGGGATTATCCAATGGATTCGGTCCGTCGTAATACAGATACTTCATCAGCCTGCATCGCGGATAGGTATTGTCGTCCGGCGGGGTGTACCCCGGCAGCGGCAAATCCATAATGTAATCCAGAATCAGTTTCGGCAGCGTATCCAGGTGGTTCATCCACGCCGTATTGATTACCCGTTCATACGGATAAGTTGCGCTCCGCCTGTCGGTGTTCATTTCGCCTCACCCTTTTTCATCGCGGCTGCCTTCCCGGCCATCTCCAGTATCCTCGCGGCCCGCTCCAGTTCCTCCGGCTTGGGTTCCCGTGACTTCCTTTCGGCCTTCGCCGTATCCCCGGCGATGCGTCCGGCCTTGCGCTTCTCATAGTCGCTCACCGCCACGCCAATGGCCTTCAGGTCTTCGCTCAGTTCTTCCAGGTTCTGCGGATCGTTCATCGAAAGCGCCACAAACGTCCTGCCAAGGCCGTCATTGTAATGTCCCAGCCGCGAATAGATTTCTGTGTTCAGCATTTTTTTCAGTTCGCCGTAATCATACAGGATGTTGAACACCTTGTCCCGGATGTCCCGGTCGCCCTTCAGCCTTTCAAGCTGATTGATAAGGTGGCTCGACAGCACCTCGTCGTAATCCTTTTCCTGAAGCACAGTTTCCTCCGGATACAGCTTCAGGTAATTTACCGACAGGGCGCTCGCCAGCGCCATCTGCCGCGCCATCGTGTTTTCCTCATACCGGTCCGGCGTCGCGAACGCGGATTCGCTCTTGTCTCCGCCGTTGATGGTCACGTTCTGGATGGCCACGCTTGCCACGTTCCTGCACCAGATGTGCTTCCGCTGAAGCGGGATATAATCATTTGCCTTTTCGATGATCTCTTTCGTCAGGGTAATCATGTTTTCTTTCTCCCTCTTGTTTTATAACGGCGTACCGTTGCATAAGGAGTTTTCCAAAACTCCACTCTTCACTCTCCACTCTTCACTCTTGCTCAAAACGCCGCGTCCTTCGCGTTCAGCTTCTCGATCACGCTGTAAAACGCGCCCTGTTTCGGGAACTTCGGGTCCTGCTTGCTCAGTTCGTTCAGCGCCACCACCAGCTGCCTGTTGTGTGCGCTCGGATGGTTCTCTTCAAACCCGGAAATGAACCTCCGGGCGATCATTTCCTTATGCTCGTGGCACAGTGCCGGAAATACGGCGATCAGGTCTTCGCCCATGTCAAGCATTTTCACAAACGCCTTTTCGTCCAGGAGTTCCCCTTCCCGGTACATGCAGTTGTTCATTTCCCGCTCTTCGTCCGTAAGCCCGGAAAGGACAATCAGCATCCGCTTTTTGATAAAGCCCTTCATGCTCTCGTCCAGGAACTTGCTCCATTCGCTCTTCGGTACGGAAGCGTACCCGGTCTTCCCGGTGATGCTCCCGTACACGCCGTTCGGTCCCAGATTCAGCACGTTCTCCTCGGCCACCTCTGCCTGCCAGCGGAGGTTCACCTTCTCCACGTCGGCCATTACCTGGACCACCTGCGGCTTGGCCATCGCCAACTGCTCCTGCATCATCTGAAGCGTCTTCATCGCGTCGGCCAACTGCTTTTTCAGCGCGTCAACTTCCTCGTTAACGGCTTCCGCTTTGACCTCCTGCGGCGCTTCATTAACTTCTTCGTTCACCTTCGGCGTCCTCGCCGGTTTCCTTGCCGCGCCCTTCACGGTTTTCTTTTTCTGCTCGGTCATTTTTCTTTCTCCTTAAAGGTTATTCCCCGCTCCCGGAGTCGAACCGGGCAAACCCCTGCGGGGATAAACCGGGGGAGAGGAACTTCCCCGTCCCCCGGCCTTTTGTATCGCGTTATCAAACGGTCATGACGGCCATCTTGGAACCAAAGACGGCGACGCTATCCAGCGAACTGGTCACGATGATGTCGATGCTCCGATCTGCGGTTTCGTCAGGATCGAGGGTGATCGAGATTGGGAACCCATCCTCCATAGCCAGATACACGGGCTTGTGACCATTGGTCGCGGCGAAGTAGATCTTGCTGGAATCGATCATTTCGGTCACAGTCGTGTTCTGAGTGCCGGGAACGATAGCCTGATCCAGGGCCATCAGCTGCGCTCCGCCGTAACCGGTCAGATAGCCGCTCCGGGCGTACTCGTTACCAAGTAGCATGGCAAGCGCGGCGTCCAGGTTGATGGAGGCGGCGTTGGCGATGCCGCTGGGCAGCACCTTGGACAGGGCGATGATATCACCGAAGGCGATGACGCCGCTGCCATAGGCGTTGTTGACGGCCTTGACCTTCTTCACGGCAGTCAGGAAGTTCTGGGTAGAATACTGCGCGAAGGTCAGACCGGCGGGAACGAGGGTGCTGTCGGCAGCGCCCGCAACCATGGCAGCGTTCCACATCGCCATGATCTTGGAATGCATACCGGCGGCGATGGCGTTGAAGAGACGGCCAAGATCAACGTCGTTCGAGATCATCTGATACCATTTGATAGACGCCTTCGCTGTTTTGGGTCTCGGATTCAAAACGAAAGATTTCGAGTAGAGCCTGTTGGCGGGCTTGCTCCGGGCAGCGCCGTGGCTGTCGTCCTCGAACAGGAACACGTCGTTGCTGTTCACTTCGATCTCGTGGGTCTGGCCAATCGGCACGAACACGGTCTCGCACAGATAATCCAGCGCGTTGGACAGCATCGCGGGCATGACGGGAGTCACGACTTCGGTGAAGATGCCGGACAGGACCTTCAGGAAAGTGCGGTCGTTCATGAACCGCCTCTGGGCCTTAACGAGGTCCTGGAAGGTTTCGGGAGCAGCTTCACCGGTCTGGTTGCAGGCCATCTTCGCGGCGTACAGGAACATCTTGGTCTTCAGCTGCTCGTTGATCTCGGCGTACTTTTTGTCGTCGATCCGGTTGGTATAATCGGCCTGTTCGTTCAGGGCGACGCGCACCTTGTTCAGGTCGCGGCCGGCGCGTTCAGCCATCAGAAGGCGTCCGCAGGCCACGATGTCGGCGCGTTCCTGGCTGCCGCCGAATTCAGCCGCGTTCACAGCAAAGATGCTGCTGGAAAGGTTATTCAGTCGAATCATGTCTTTTCACTCCTTCTCTTAGGCTTTAAGCGCGAGGGCGTCCACATAGCCGAAACCGGCATAAGCGCCCTGGGTGAAGTTGCCGCTGCCCAGTACCTGGAAATAGATCCCGCTACCCGCTTCGGGGGCGGCGGCGGCGGGAACCAGTTTACCGGCGTTGGTGGAAGTGCCGCAGGTCAGGTAACCGTTCGTGCCAAGAGCGGTGGTCAGGTTGCCGACGCCAAAGCGGTAGATATGGGTGCCGTCCGCACGGATCAGGGTGAAGGTGTCCTCCACACCGGCGGGGATGGGCAGGCCCAGGGTCTCGCGGTTCACTTTATAAACGTTGCCGCTGATGGGATCGGTGATCTCGTTCACGTTATGGGGGTTGGCGGCGTACAGGATGTCGGTAGCGGCACCGGCCTGCATGGTCCATGTGTTGCCGTTCTTGGTCCCAGCAGGATAACCTTCGTTATCGATCAGGGCAACCCGCTTGCACAGGAAACCGGCGGAGCAGATTTCAGGTTCGTCGCTCCCGTTCAGGAACTTGCCGGTGATGTTGGCCACGCTGTCAAATTCGTGGTTGGAAACCCGCACTTCAAAGGCGGTATTCGCGATATATGCCATTGCTTTTCACTCCTTATAATTTCTCTCAGCGCATGATGCGGCTGATCGCCCCGTCCAGGCCGTCGCCGTCCTTGCCGTTGCTGTTCACGATGTCCCACGCCAGGGTCCTGCGCTCGTTCTCGCGCTTTTTCTGAGCGGCCTTCAGGACTTTGTCCATGCAGGCGGCGTTCAGCGCCTCCACGGCACGCTCCGCGCCGTTCCACTTGCCGCAGTTGTCGCAGCAGTCTTCCTCGGCGTATTCCTCAGCATCGTCTTCCAGACCCTTGCACAGTTCCTCGCAGCCGTCCACTTCCATCTCGCGGACGATCTCGTTCAGGCGGGCCTTCAGGGCGTTCTTCACGTCCTCGATGCGGCGCTGTTTTTCCATCTCGCGCAGTTTCGCGACTTCGGCCTCGGCCTTGTCGGCGCGTTCTTTTTCAGCGGCGCACAGTTTCTCGGCCTTCTCCTGATTCGCGGCCATTTCGCCGGTCAGTTCGGCGATGTCCACCTCAAAGGCGGTTTCGTCGTTCAGTTTGAAAACGGCGTTGACACTCAGAGCCTGGAAATGTTCGGGGACGATGGTCTCATCGGTATTCTCGAACACGTAGGCGCAGGGGTCGCCGTCCTTCAGCATGCAGACGTGCTTTTCGTCCGCAGCCAGCACACGGCAGCCGTCACCAAACCGCTTCGCCAGTTCAGCAAGCTGTTTCCTGTTCATCTTTCTGTTCACTCCTTGTTTTTCGTTGGTCTCATTGTCCTCGGCCTTTTCCTCTTCCATCGACGCGGCCCTGAGTTTCATTTCTTTAAAAGCCGCCTGCATTTCGGAAAGCGCCCGGACATTGGCACCGGGGATGGCCGGGGCGACGTCATCGCCCAATATGGTCACGCCCAGTCCCCTCCAGTTTGTGTAGACGTCGATGTTCCCATTCTGTTCTCCCTCGAACACTTCGGTCTCTGCGCTGACAGACATGCGCCCCTGCGACGCGATTTTGTCAACAAGTTCTTTATGATAAAAGCGCCAGAGTTTTCCACGGGCAATAATCCATTCCTGCCCATCCTTCTCTTCGACGCGAATATCCCCTTCATTTTCCCCGATGCACCCAACGATTCTTTCGGCATACGGACTCATCGTGGAGTAATAGGTGTTGCCGTCGGCGTCGGTCTTCTGGTCCATGTTATGCCCGTCGCCGATCTTGCTTCCCACATACGCGGTCAGGATGGGGCATCCGCAGAACGTCCATGCAAAATCCTTGATGTTCCTGTAGTCCCAGTTGTTCCTGTTCACCCCGCTCCGCATCACTTCGATCTCAACGGAGTACGTCAGGTCGTTGTCTCTCTGCAGCACCCTCAGTTCCCCGCATACGGGCTTTTCATCCTGCCCGTCATTTTCCTGCCCGGTTTTCAGTATATAGGCACTCTATGTGCAAACCGTCCAGTTGGTCGCATTCGCATTGGTTACGCTGTCACAAAACTCTTTCATAGTTGTGGACAACTGCCCCGTGTTTACGACCAGCTCTTTGCCGCCTTCCATTTCCATCAACCTCCGCAAATCCGCATTTTTTGCGGATATCCGTTCAACACAACATAGGGGACGGTTCTCTGTGTTCACATCAAAACCGCCTTCATCTCAACTCTCAATTCTCAACTCTCAACTCTAAGTTCTAAACTCTCACCCTGTGGTTATCTCTATCCTTTTCCGGTTCCCGCCAAGCACGATCCGCTGTTTCACAAACCCGCTCGGCACCATCATCTTTTCCATCGCGTATCCGCCGTAGTCCAGCCAGCTTGTACACACCACCACCCGCGTCTCCCGCATGTATACCTTCTTGGTCGATGGATTCACCACCAGCCTGTAAGGCGATGTGATGCTCGGCTTGTGCGTATGTCCGGTCACCAGAACGTCCAGCCCTTCGATCACCCCGGCGAACCTCTCGCTCCGGTTGACGCTTGCCCCGGTCGTGCCGCCGCCGCCCGCGCCGTGAGTCACCCCGATAACATAACTCGGGTTCACCTCGTGGTTCTGCCGTCCGTTGCCCATCTGGATATGCAGGAACGCCATCTCCGGCCTGTACACATCCTCCAGGTCAAGCTTCACCGCGATATCGTACACCGGGTCATCGTCCGCGTCCCTCACGCTCCGGCGTTCATGGTTTCCGGTCGTCACGCACAGGATACGGTCCTTCACAGGGCGGAGCATCTCGGCCATCTTTCTCTGCTGCTCCACGGGACGCATGGTCTCTTCAAAGATGTTGGCTACGCAACTCCTCGTCGTATTGTTGATGAGGTCGCCCGCAAGGATCAGGTAGGTATCTTCGCTTTCCTTCACGGTCTGCAAAAACTTCTCAAAATCCTTCTGCCTGCATTCCTTGCTCCCCAGGTGCACGTCCGCCACCGGTACGATGGTGATGTCCCGCCGGTCCTTAAAGTCGTAGTGTATCACTTCAAAAGCACTCTTCACGGCGTATATATCCTTTCTTTTTCTTACGTCGTCTGCTCTGCTGTTTGCAAACTTACGGGGCGAACATATTGCCCGTCACCGTATACTCCCGGTATTCCTCATACTCGCCATCAATATCGCTCTCGTGCCCTTCGCTCGTGATGCCCTCGCTTCTCGGCCTCCCGCCGACGTCCCGGAGTTCTCCGCTCGTGGCGCTCTTGCCGCTGACGCCGCCGTTGTAGCTTGTTGCGATTGGCACCCGCAGGTCGCTGAGACCCACGGCCTTCAGCGCCTTCGACATCGCGATATCCTCAAGCACGCTTGAGTCCATCAGCGCGTCGTATTTGAACCACGCCGGGAGGATGCCAAGCGCCAGATCCTTCTTCGCCGCTTCCGCGTCCTGCCGGTCCAGATAAAGGTTCCCAAACATCTTGAACCGCCATTCGTGCTTCAGCCCCGCGTTTCCAAGAATCCAGTTCATCATCTTCTCGAACGTCCTGTACACGGACGCGGCAAATTCGCCTTCCATGTATTGTGCGCTCATGATGCTCCCGGCCCTCGGCTCTTCGCTGATCGGCACCAGCCCGTTGCCTGCTTTCAGCATGGCATACTTGTATCCCTTGCTGCTCACATCGGTAGCGCTCGGCGCTTCGTCCAGTTGCTCAAGGTGCATATTCTGGAACGGCGCGGCGTAAAGTCCTACACCTGACGTGTTGTTGGCGGCAAGCATTTGATACCACAGTGCTTCAAAGTATTTCCGCCCGGTGGGGGAGAGCTTATACGGGTCGTGCTGGTCCGGCACCGTGTTCTCGGCATACGGGATTTCACCCAATACGCAGGAAATCAACGGATTCTGCACCAACGCCAACTGCACGGCCTCGTACTGACTCACCTGTTCCATCGCAAGGAACAGCCCCGTAAACGGGCTGAATACGTTGCGGTTCACGTCGTCGCATTCAAAGGTCCACACCTTTTCCGGAGGCAGCGTCACCCAGTAGAACCACCGCCCGTTCTGCACGTACACTTCCGGGTTGCCCATCGTGCCGCGCACCTTTTCCTGCTCCATAAAGAACACGCGCTTGCCGTTGGGTTCTCCGGGCATCGGCCCGGTCTGTCCCATAAAAATGCTGATATACGGTTTAAACAGGTCCCCGAATTGCCGCCAGTCGGTTCCCGGCTGCATGAAATACATCATGTCAAACGCCACGGTGTACTTGCTTACGCTGTTGTATCCCACGATCTTGCACCAGTCCGTGGGCAGTTGCTGCATCGCCGCGCTCAGTACCCGGTTGTGGCTCTTATCGATATTGATCCTCGGATGGTAAAACGCTTTTCCATCCTGCAATACCTGACCCGCGATCATGTGCGCGTTGATCTTCGGTTCCATCGCAAGCCGTATCTTCTCGGCCATCTGCCATTCCCGCATGAACTTCGGGCTGCTCATCGCTTCCTCGTTCATACACAGGGGGTACACATAGTTTCGGCAGGTCAGGATGTCCTGCGTTGTCTTGCGCAGTTTAAACAGCGGATATGCGCTGTACTCCAGCGCATGCATCGCTTCCCGAAGCGGTTCCTCGCTGAAATCGGGATTCTTCAGCATGTCCGCGATTTTGTCTTTATCATAATCAATCGGCACCGACGTGATGTGCTTCACCCGGTTGTTGTGGGTATCCGGGTCGCCGTCGATGGAGGCGAGATACATGGCGTCGTATACGCTGTCCGGATCCATCTTCTCAAAGCGCTTGGCGATGTTCCGCGCCTTGGAAAACAAATCCGCGTATCCCATATAATTACCTGACGCCACCGGAATCACCGCCTTTCTCTTTTATCTCCAGTTCCTTTTCCAGCCTGTCCAGGAAATCAAAAAACTGTTTGTATTTGTCTCCGTTCTTTGTTTCGCCGTTGATGGACACCAGCGCGTCCAGCGCCCACCGCCGCTCAAGTTCGTTCAGTTCCCCTTCGCCCGTCAGTTTCCGGTTCTTTACCGCCGGTTCCGTATCCATCATCACAAGGATGCTGTTGTCCCTGCTCCGGTGATACCTCTGCCCGACAGCATAATCCAGGCACTTCCTCGTCAGCGGCAGTTCGTAGATGCAAACCTTCTGAATGTCCATCATTTTATTTTCTCCATTCTTTTTTTTGCGCCGCCCTTATTGGCGTTCACAGTCTCTCCGTTCCCCGCGTGAGTTTCTTTATCTTCACTCTTCACTCTTCACTCTTCACTCTCACCGTTGAGCGTTCCCACCCCGGTATCCAAGCCCGCGTCCCCTCGTGTCCAGGTGCTTCATCCCGCCTTTACGCTCAAACTCTTCTTCCCATTCTCCCCGGCGCTCAAAGTCCATCGCCAGTTCCTGGTACTCCAGTTTGCTTGCCCACCGGCAGGCGTACTTGAATGCCGACCACATATCCCTCTGGATATGGTTGCTCACGCGCTGCTCCTTGATGGTCACGCCCATCGGCTTTTTCACGAGGTTGGCTATCTGTTCGCACATCTCTTTCGTCTTGATGTACGGTATGGCGATGCTTGCGTTCAGATCATCGTCCTTGATCCGGTGGGCCTGCTTGTATGCCGCCACGCCGTCGTACACGTTCTGCGTCAGCAGCCGCATGTTCCCGTGTTCAAACTCGATCTCCATATACCGCACCATCTCGGCGTCCGGGTCATGCGTCCCGGTCACGCCGCCCTGGCCCGTGGCCTTGATGGCGTATATCACAGGCAGCGCCCCGTTCCTCTCAAGTTCTGGGAACTCATGGTTCACCGTGCATAGGGGAGGGAGTCCGTCTCCCAAATCCTTGTGCAAATCCTCAAGCACTCCCTTGCCGTATTGCCAGGAGTCGATGGCGATGTACACCCGGCTGCCGCCTGCGGCGTAACGCCTGAAGGTTTCCTTCAGTTGCCGCGCCTGCATCATTGCTTCCCTCGGCGGGGGATTGTCGAAAACATACACAAGGCTTTTCTTGTATCTGTCTGTCCGGAACGCGCCCTTCTGTTTCTCCAGCTTCACGACCGCCGTCGCGCACATGGCGTTTTTCGCCCCGTCCACGTAGCTTACGTCGTACCCGATAACGTATATAACGTCCGGCTTGCCGCATCCCCGGTCTTCCATCACCGAAAGGTCGCTGCTTTCGTGCAGTACGCTGTCCCGGATGATGGGATTCTCGGTCGATCCCGTCCAGACACATTCCATTTCACGCGTCCATTCCTCCGGGGTCAGGTTCTTCTTCTGCGTCTTGTACCATTTGATATCGCGGACGCCCAGCAGCACGGCGACGATCCCTGGCCAGGATATCGAAAAGGCGCTCCCGCCTTCCCTCTGCATCTTTACGATGCTCTCCCGCACCGCATACGCTTCGTTCGTCTTCCTCTAAGGGTTCGTAACGTAGTGATGCTGTACCTGGGGGAAGAAGGGGTCCCGCTCCTTGTTCACCTTCCGCACGATACGGATGGCGGGGGAGATGACCTTGCGGTAATTCTCATGGTTAAATTTGTTCCCGGCCTCCTCCTGCGCAAACTCCTCGTTCGTCACGCCGCTGGCGTTCAGGCCACGGAAGTTCTCGCAGGAAAACAGGCTGCCGAATTTCGTGTTCAGGATGAACCGCGCTTCGGTGTTGGAGGATACCGTAAAATACTTGCACAGTTCCGGGTAGTTCTGCTGTACCGTCGTCCACGCGTCGCTGATGATAAGCGCCGTCTGTTTCATGCTCGGCCCGTAATACTGCAGCTTGATCCCCGGATACAGTATCATCATCACCAGGTTTGCAAGGAAATGGCTGTAACTCTTCAGCGTGCCGCGCCCGCCGTCGATGAATGTATCGCTGTACCGGCATACCGCCCGGATATTCACCCTTGCGATGATCTACAGCCCGTACATCGCGTTCGGACTTTCAAACATATCCAGAAACTTGTCCGGATACCAGCGCCAGTAGCTGATAAGCAGGCCCCATTCGTTCGGAAGCAGGTCAACGTCCCTGTCCCGGACGGTCTTCTTCTCTTCCCATTTCCTTTTGCTTTTGTTGTAATGCACCCTGAAAGGCATTTACACCCGCTCCCTTCGGGGCGGCAGCTTGCCCAGTTCCTTCATGATGGCTTTTTCCTGATCGGTCATGCCGGTCTCCAGTTCCCCGAATACGTCGGTCACCTGAAGGTAGTCCGGCACCTCAGTCAGCACCCGCTCTCCGTCCGTCCGCCGCCTCGCGTTCTCTGCCACCAACATTACGGCGTCAATAATGTCCAGGCTTGTACCGTAATGTATATGCGTACTGTCGGCGATCCACTTCAGCAGCGTGTCCCGGTCGCACAGCGTTCCGTCCGTCATGGCCCCGCGCCTTTCAAGCGCATCCACGATGGCGTCCACCCGCATGTCCTCGGCGGGCTTTTCGTCGCTCGCCTTCATGCTCTCCATGTCGCGGGTCTTCTTTATAATATCGGTAATGCGGTTGGCCACGTCGAAGTCGCCGGTCCGCATCGCCTTGTCGAATTCCACGTCCAGTTTGGAAAGGGCGATCAGGTTCTTCTCGATACGCGGGGTAATGTTTCCCTTGAACTCATGGGACTCCACGTTGTACTTGCGGTCAAGTTCTTCGTAGTCTTCGTCCGCAAGGCCACTGCCCCACTTCTCGCGCCATTCCTCGCGTTTCAAATCTTCCTTTGTCTTTTCCTTCGCCAGCGGTTCAGGCAAATCGCCTTCTTCAAACACCGCCGCCACCTTTGTGGTCCCGGTGTAAAACCGTTTCCTTGTATCAATGGATTTCAGGTATTCTGTCCATACCGCCGCAGGGTTCTTATCTTTCGGAGTGAACAACGGGTTGAAGGGGATATCGCAGGCAGCGCACATAATGTAAAGCGCTTCCTTCGTGGAACCGGCCTGGAAACTTAGGTACACGAAGCGCTTCCCCGTGCATTCTTTGCATTCGCCATGCCATCCGCTCGGAGAAAGCGCTGTATCAACTTTTATTCCGTTGTCCTCGCTGATCACCTTTCCGCAGGTGCAGCACTTCTTTGCCGCCGTACCTTTCACTCCTTCAGCATTCTTCCCATTCGTTGCCGTTCCATACCCAGCAGTATTTCATGTCCTCCGTGTGGGCGATGGTCCCGACGGGATATCCATCCTCCCACAGGATGTTCTCAAGCGCTTCCGGAGATTTAAGCACGATCTCCCTGCGCTCCTTCTCTTCTCCCATCGGCATTACCTCCGTACAGGGGACGGTTCTATGTGTTAGCCTTCCCCGTTTGGGGAAGGTGGCCCGAAGGGCCGGATGAGGTTCTTCGTCTCCCCGTAACCTCGTAAACAGCGGGAAATGCCGGACTCGAACCAACAGCCATCGCGTTAACAGCGCGCCGCTCTCCCAATTGAGCTAATTTCCCGTATCCATCCTGCTAACCGGAAGGTGATTCCCGGTCTGTCATTCCTTTTCCCTTCCGTAACCTCGGACCGCGCCTTTCCCTTTCTCCCGTGGCCTCGGATGCTGACAAAGCATGTGTACCATCGTTCGTCCGTTGATGACGCTGTTGATTATTTATCTTCGTCCAAAACTCCACTCTTCACTCTCCACTCTTCACTCTTTTAAAAAGCGGAGGCACAGGGATTTGAACCCCGGGGGGCTTTTACACCCCTGCGGTTTTAGAGACCGCCGCATTCAACCGCTCTGCCATGCCTCCATACAAAAACGGCACATCCTTTCGGATGTGCCGCATTGGCACGCAGACGTCTTCTCGCCCCGTTACCCGTATTATACCATTTTTTTCAACAAAAGTCAAGGTAAGTCAAGACTTACGCATAAAAAAATATAGTTATTTTTCATTTTTTACGACGTTCCGGATGATTTCAACCGCTTTCTCCGCGTCACTGATCGTCAGTCCGCTCAACGCGCAGGTCTTCACAAGGTGGGGGAGGATGCCGTTGTCATCATAATCCGGCGCAACCTCGTCGTCCAGTACGCACCATCCTTCCATCAGGTCTTTGGCGTTCCTGTCTATCCATTCCCTGATCTCCGCGCCGCGCCCGTCGCCGTGTCCGGTCTTCCCGCTGATGTGTATCCCGCATCTCTTCAACTTCCGCACCAGGTACTTCCCGGTCTCGCTCGTTTCCTCCGGGTCCCGTTCCCATTCGTCCCGCCAGGAGGAACACAGCACCACGATGGCGTCCGTCTCTTCGATGATGTGCTTCAGCTTTTTAACGCACGCGTCCTATATCCCGGTATGCCCTCCGGGTTCCGTCGCGTCGCATCCGGCGTAATTCAGCACGCCGTCCACGTCCAGAAATACTGCCTTCATTTATCCGTCTCCCATTTCCTTGAATCAACCATGCCGTTCCACGCGGTGTCCTTCGCGTCCCGCATTCGTGTCAGCGTCATCACGTTCCCGCAGTCCTCACATGTGACTTCTGCTTCTTCCCAAACCGTCAGTCGTACAATCCTGCCCTTCTTCCTTACGGCCAGTATCTCATCCTCCATCACCCCCAGCGTGTTCCCGCAGTTCGGACATGTCACCTTAAAAGAGGGTTTCTTCATTCACTTCCTCCTCGTATTCCTCGGACATCGTCTCGTCCCCGTTCTTCAGCGCCCGCATCGCTTCCTGCTCCATCTGCACGGTCGGGTCGAACTCCCATTTCTGCACAAGCACCGTCAGGTTCACGCCCAGGTCTTCGCCTGTCTTCCGTTTGTATGCCGTGCCGCCCACGGTCCCAATGACGATGATATAGTTTCCTTCCTTCACCTTTTCCAGCAGGCTGTTTCCAACCTCGCCATAGGCGTACAGGGTGAAATTGTCATACTTCCCTTCGGCGGTTTTTCTCTTCGACGCACGCTTTACACCCACGCGGAGAGTCACAAAGTTGTTCTTTGTGATTTTGCTCTCCCTGATGGTCGGTGCGCTGCTGACCCTGCCGCAGATGATAAGTTTGTTGAAATACATTTGTTTATTCCTTTCTCTCTGATTCAAATTCTTTGTGTTTCTTTGCTACAACTTCGCGCATCTCGTTGATGGCGTTCGTAATGTCCTGCACGAACGGGTAACGCGCCCTTTCCTTCAGGGCCTCCCGGAATGCGTCCTATTCCTGCCTGTGCGCGTCCAGTTCGTCCCGCGTGAATATTTGCTTCGACCTCTTCTCGTACTGGTCCACGTACATCTTCCCGTTGTCCCCGTCGTATGTCACTTCGTAGAACTTCCCGTCGTAAGGCGTCGTGATGACTAACGCCTTCCTGTTCTGGATCGTCTTGCAGTACCACACCAGCCGCAGACCGTCGATCTTAAAGTCCCTCGGCACCCGGTACTTCAGAGCGTATTCCATGTCCCGGAAAAACTGTTCCTCAATCAGCGGCATTCCTTCCTCGATCATTTCCCGTCGTCCCCTCCGTCATCCATGTAGATGCTCACCTTCGATTTCGTCTCTTCCTCTTTACCGATGGTCTCGCTGATCACCACGTTGCTCACTTCCTCACTCAGGCTCGAAAGCACGTTCTTCAGTTCATCATCCGTTTCGGACATCATCGTGCAGATTCCGTGCAGCGCCCCGGCCACATACTGGAGCATGTAGATGTTTTCCTGTTTCATTCCGTTCGTCCTTTCCTTTATCTTTTTTATCTTTGCCTTGGTTCTCCCAATGATATCTTCTACAGCTTCTTTCATGGTTCCACATTCTGTAACCGACATTTCGTTGACATTACGTTCTGGCGAAATGTCATCCGCAATGTCCGCCGCGCCGCCGGGTGGTTCTTCGTCTTTCCCAAGGCGTATATGGCAGCACGCGCATTCCGGCCTCCTGGAAAATTCCCTCGCCCCGCAGTTCGGGCATTCAAACCATGTGAACCAACCGTCGTCCCGTTCCTCCCAGTCCATTACCGGCCTCCCATCTCCCGCAGCATTTCAACGCATTCCTTTAGTATGCGCATCGCCTGCCGCACCTCGTCCCTGGTGTTCAACGCCCCGGCACTCAGCCGCACGGTCCCGTGCAGATATTCCTCCGGCACCTTCATCGCCCGAAGCACATGACTGCTCTCAGCCGTTCCTGCCGTACATGCGCTTCCTGCGGAGCATATTACGCCCCGGTTCTCCAGCATTGTGATGAGCGCTTCGTTCTCAACGTCCTTGAACCCGACGCTGACGATCCCGCCCTCCGCGCACGGTTCCCCGTTGATCCTTGCGTCTGGTATATCCGCGATCCCGGCGATCATCTCGTCCGTCATCCCGGACAGACCGCCCCACTCGCAAAAGGCCCGTTCGTTCTTCAGCGCCTCTGCCATGCACACCGCCGCCGTCACGTCCTCCGTCCCCGGTCTGCGTCCAAGCTGCTGCGCTCCGCCCTCCATCAGATTTGCGACCGCCGCGCCGTTCCGGATATACGTTATACCTCGCCCCTTCCCGGCGTGGAACTTATGGCCGCTGGCGGTCAGCATATGGCATCCGATGTCGTTCACGTCGATGAACAGCTTGCCCAGCGCCTGCGTCGCGTCCACATGGAACAGGATGTCGCGTTCCTTCAGGATATCACCGATTTCCCAAACCGGATTCAGCACGCCGGTCTCGTTGTTCACCATCATTACGCTGACAAGGATCGTGTTGTCCTTTATCGCGTTCTCAACGTCCGATGTCCGTACCTCGCCGCTCTTTTCGTCCACCGGCAGATACGTCGCTTCGCACAAGCCCCGCTCCACCAGCGCCTTTACCACGTTCAGCACGCTGTGATGCTCGGCCTCGTCCGTAATGATATGCGGCAATACGTTCGGAAAAGGGGAATTATCAGCGTCGCTGTTTTTGCCTTCCCCGATTGGGGAAGGTGGCACCGACCGAAGGGAGGTGACGGATGAGGTTCCCCGTTCCCGTCCTTCCATCCACGCTTCCACCGCGCCCCGAATGCACCAGTTGTTCCCCTCTGTCGCCCCGGACGTAAAGTAAACCTCTCCGTCCTCCGCGCCAATCTCGAACGCGATATCTCTCCTCGCCTTATCGATCTTCTCCCGCGCTTTTCTTCCTTCTTCGTTCAGCGCGTGCGCGTTTCCGTATACCTCGTTCGCCATCCGCGCCGCCGCCCTTACCTCCGGCGTCATCTCCGTCGTCGCGGCGTTATCAAGATAGATCACTTGCTATCCTCACTTCCCTTATTCCGTATCGTTTCATCGCTCTTTGTATGTCCCGCGTCCAGTCGTCCCTGTCCGTGTGCCGGTTTGAGAAGATCAGCCCGTCCGGCAGCCCTTCTCCCGACGCCATAAAAATGTGCGCCCGCATTACGCCCCCGCTGTCCGCGTCCTTAATACACCACCCGCAGCCACCGCCGGAAACAGCATTCAGCGATGATTCGCGTTCCGCAGGAAGAAGGCGAATATACGCCCCCCCGCGTGGGAATTACTGGATTTTTCCGATATCGAGCCAGTAGAGGAACACCCGCATGGGCATGTCGAAGCACCGTTTCCATTCGTATTCTTCAACTCCCCTTGTACCATTCCATCCATTTCTCGGCGGAAAGTCTCCCGATACCCCCCCCACATTTTCCAATAACTGGATACTCTCAAACCGCTCGTCATCCTCCGCTTCCAGGGGATACGCCGCCGCGTATTCCGGCTGCAGTATCTTAATCTGTCCCGGATGATTCTCGATCATCTTTTCAAACGCCCGAATGTACAGTTCCTTGTACCTCGGCCACCGTTCAAATTCCCGTTCCATGTTCTTCCGTCCGCTGAGCGGGCATCCGATGCACCCCAGCCTTGTGAATCCCTCGTCGTATAATTCGCAGTAGGGGAGACCGTAGGCGAAAATAAAGTCCCACACGTCCCGTTCCGTCCATTTGATGATGGGGTTCAACAACGTCTTCCGCGTCCGGTAGCACTGTTCTACCATTCTGCGGCTTTCGTTGTTGTCGTTGTTCAAAATCACGCCGCCGCTTTTGTTCGTCCCGTATTCCACGTTCAGCCGCTCCGCGACCTTCCGTGTGCTTACGGGCTTGTTCTGGAAGTCCACCACGCCGTGGTTGTTTTTTCTGTTGGCGCTTTCCGCCCACCGGACGCCCGTTACCGTCACCCGGCCCGCCTCGTTGCTTTCCTTCAGTGCGCTGCAACAGTACCTTGCCATCCGCGTCGGCGGCAGCGTGTGCTGGGCGATCAGGGTCCACATTGAAACTCTTTTCCCGTTCCTGTCGCGTGGATAATCCCAGGTTACGTCCGGATGATATTGCCTGATGTACTTCATCAACTCCGGCGGGTCCACGCTCGTCACACTGTAATGCGCCTCGTAGTCCACTTCCGCCAGGTCCGCGATCTTCTTCAGTGCAATCGAATCCTTCCCGCCGGAAAACGCTAACCAATATTTGTCAGGCGGTGGGGGGGTGAACGTTTTCAAAAACCTTACGCTCTCCCGCACCTTCGCCTTCAGTTCGTCGCTCATATCCTCTGGCCTGTGCGGTGTAGACATATCAACAATAGGCATTCCCACAACTCCTTTATATCTTCTTGAATTCCCATTCTGTCTTCCCGGTCATGATCCTTAGTCCGATCCTTACCATGGTCCATCCGACATTCTTTATCCACGTCGGTCTTTGCATTTCCCTGTGTGTCCGCATCTGAACGGTCCCGTGGCCAAAGTGCATCATGATTGTCAATCCCCGGATTCCCGGTCTTTCAGTCTCTCTATCCATCTCGCAAGTTTCCTGTTCCTTATGTCGCGTATCCTGTCGCAGTCCTTCAGCGCTACCTGCTCCAGGTACAGTTCCACATCGGCCACCTCTTCGTCGAAGGCAAGCAGCGCGTCCTGTACGCTGACCGGCGTAGGATTCTTTCCGTTCAGCACACGCCGCAGCTTCAGCGCCGCCTGGGCCAATTCACTCGCTTCCTCCGCGACTCCCGCAAGCAGTTCGTCCTGCGTCAGGAAGTCCGTCACTTTATATTTTTCCGTTTTCGCTCACCTCCAGTTTCTGCAGCCAGTCCCGGAACTTCAGCCAACCGGGCCTGTCGATTTTCGTATCGCCCAGATAATCTATCGTTATCGTTTTCCCTTCCGAAAGTTCACGCGTTGATATTTTGTCGTTCTCTTCGATATCCCGCAGAATCGTTGTCTTCACGTTCTCCGTGACCGCCTGCGGATACCTCATGATAAAGCCCTGCACTAAAGACGGCATGTAACTTTGCCGCCCGATGGCATACCGCACCGCGCAGATCATCAGCGCACCGAATTCGCTTACATCGTCACCCTTAATCGTTATGCTCTTCCTCTTCTTCTTTGCTGGCGTCAACATTTCCGTCTTCTCCTTCCGATTTCTTAAACGTTTCCAACATGATCTTCAGCGCGTCCCGTTCGGCCTGCAGCTTCTTCAGCTTCTTCCGGGCCGTACACTCCGTGCCGCAGTAGCTTTCCCTGCGGCACATCTCGCAATGGCCTCCGCTCTTCCATTGTTCTGTACCGGCGTTTACTCGGTCGCCGCTGACTTTGCCGCTGCCGACTGATTCCTGTGCCGTAGGATTGATATTCACGTCCTGCATTGCGTTTTTTAATGCTTCGCTGATTTCCTTCGCTTCCAATCCCGTTCCTCCTTATTCCGGCCTGATCTTTACGGATACGATTCTGTCTGTTTCTATTGTAAACAGGTCGCTGTAATAATCGCCGTTCTTCTCAAGCCTTTCCGTCCGGTGATCCGCGCTTCCTTCCCGAAGCACCTTCACCTTCCACGCGCCCTCATCGTACTTCACTTCGATCTCCGTACCGTCATCAAACTCAATATTCACAATCTGCCCGTAGCAGCCTATCTCATCCTGCCAGTCTCCATCGATCTCTATTAGGTCATCGCTCCAGCCGCTTACCTGTATCATTCGCCTTTTCCCTCCGCTTTGCCGTTCTTTGCGTTTGCTGCCTTTTCCAGTTTGAGATACAGTTCATAGCAATCGTGACACACCATTCTCGCGTACAGCGTATCGCCATGCCATAAAGGCATCATCGTCAAATAATTTTCTTTCCCGCATATGGAACATTTACCCTTCGTTGGCATTGTCCGTTTCCGTCACCTGCGCTTTGTCTTGTATTTCGCCCTCCGGTTCCTGCGCTTCGTTCTGTATTTCGTCTCCGGGTTCCTGCGGATGCTTGTCCCGGAATTTATGCGTTCTGTTCTCTCTGCAATACGGACACCAGTTATGGTTTCTGCACAACGGATCTATGGCCTTCGATCCCCTGTACGGTTTCCTGTGTTCCTTCCCGTGGGCTATCGCTTTATCCAGAGACATCAGTTTCACCTCCTTTGAGTTCCCTTAAAGGCCCCATTCCCGGGGCGATGCTACTGAGGAACATCGTACATACGGTTGTATGCGTCTATTGTTTCCTGCATAACATCACCCCCTTTACTTAAAGCCTCCTTTATCTCAATAAGCGGACACCGCTTGTCTCGCTCCGTGAATATATTGCATTCGTCGTCTATCGCATCTCTCATAACCATGCAGTAATAATCACATTCCAGAGGGCACGCCACGCAGGATTCCGGCATTTCAATCTCAACTATCGCTCTGGTCATTCCATTTCACCTTCCTGCCGCATTGCGAACAGTAGTTATAATATCTTCCCATAGGATAATTACACTTCCCGCATAAGTACATGTCGCTCCATGCTGGACTGAGCGGACTGACAGGTTCTATCGCGTCCTGCCTTTCCAAAGCTTCTATCGCCATGTCGAACGCCGCCGCGTATTCCATCGGATAATTCCATTCCACCTCCGCGACGGCGGTTCTGATTATTTCAATCGCTTCCTGATTATTCATTCTTTTCAGTCTCCGTTCGTCTCCTGTACTGCGCAGGTGATTCCCGCTGTTTACATCTTTGAAATTCCTGCCGTCCGTCCCATAGTGTGACCACGCTGTGCCACGACAGTTCGATTTTCTTTGCGGTACACTTCCCATCGTCATTGAACCGGCAGCCAACATCGGCACACACAACCTTGCTCATTCGCTAACCTCCGGCGCCGACGGCATCGGCCTCCAATGAGTGATCGGTCCATACCAGTCCGGGTCCAATAATACTCCGCCGCCTGGTGACCATATATACCAATTCTTATCTTCGTGCATTGAAGCCGCCCAAATGTTTTTATAATGCGGCGTATATACAAGCACCGCATGACGGATTTCCGGCATCCGGTCTTCGACGCTGACCCAGCCGCCGACGGTCGGCATATTGTCGGCAACATCCATTGCTTCAGCAAAGGTCCCAAGTACGCCGTTCCAATACTCTCGTTCCGTGAATATTTCATGGTCTAAGTTTGGGTCAATCGCGTCTTTCATATAAACTTTAGCAATATACTCACGCCGTTTTATTTCCTTTACATACTCGTCAGCATCAATCGGTCGCATCCTGATTCACCACCCTTCACGCAGTATCCACGCGCCAAACAAAATGCTCATCGCTATTTCAAACCATTCATCTACTGATTTCCCGCTTTTCATTATTGACATTTCCATACCGCCGATTATCACAATCGAAATGCAAACTTTTAAAAGCCCCTGTATGTTAAACATCTTCGTTCTCCTTCGGCGTTTCCGGCATCGGCATCCAATGCGTCACCTTCGTCGTAATGTACTGCCACGAATCCCTGGACGTGCGGTTTATAAACAGTTTCTTACCATTCCAATCCGGGCCATAATACCACCCGACATAATATCCTCCCTTTGGAGAATACAACAGCACAGGCTTTATGTCTTTCATGTTGTGGGCGCTGGCCGGTTCTGGCAATTGGTTCTTGACGCTAACCCATCCTTCGGCCTTCGGCACGGCATGCATCCTCTCAATAATTGCATACTTGATCGAGTCGAACACCTCTTCGTGCGGACGCACGTACCAATCCAACGCTGCCTTTACCGCTTCAGCACGGGTAATCAAATCGCCGCCGTTATCCATCGTAATGTTAATTTCGTCAAACATCCTCTGCATTTGCCTCCTCGATCCACGCGTTAACGCACGCAATCGCCTTGTCAAGCACTTCGGAAAACGTGGCTGCTTCCCAAACGTACTGCCTTTGTGGCTGCGGCCCAATAAGGTAACAGTACAGCCATATATGCCAACGCACTTCACCGTCGTTGCCGAAGAATATCTTAACGGATATCTGCCCGTCAGACATCTTTCCCGGTTCCCCGTTCCTGTGCTTCCGCTCGACTTCCTCCTGTACCTTCTCCCGAAGCAACCGGAACCTTAACCAGTCGTTTCCCCGTATCGGGGTCTCGCTCTTTAGCAGCCGTTCCACCGCGCCGTAGTCCGTCAATCTTCCCACCTCCACGGGTTAATGCTTATCATTACACTCTTGTCACCGTTCGCCATAACGGCATTGACAAATTCCTGCATGCCGATGTTCCGCGTTATTTTGGCATCGTGCCGTTTCAACCACCCGGACTTCTGCAGCTGCTCGACAGCCGCTTCGTCCGTCAGTTTGTCGCCAAAGGGAATCGCCTTAATCGTTTCCTCGATAAAGTCCTCAATCTTTCTGGCGAGATCGTCCCAGTAAATATACGGCTGCCCGGTTTTATCGATATAATTATCCATCCATTCCGCGATAATTTGTCTCAACTTTGTGCAGTTAATCATGAATTTTCCCTTCCTTTCGTTCCATCCAGCACTCGCACTTGCTGTCGTCGTCATCAAGGCCCAGCATCCAATTCGCTACGCCCTCGTCAGCCATGGCTGTACAGATGAAACCCTTCATCCGTTCATGTTTGCATCCTCTTCGATAGTCCAGTTTCTCCAGTCTTAACCGGAACCGGCAGTTATGGCATCCGTCAGTCATTCCAATTCAATTCCTTTCCGCACTTCGGACAAACCGAATAAGTCTTGTCCAGCCATAGCCCACAATTCCCGCATTCACTCTCGATTGAGCCATCAAACTGCTTAAATACAACTGACGTCTTTTGTTGTGCCTTCAGCAATTCCAATGCGTCCTCTATTGCCCGTTCTATGTTCGCAATCGGATCGTCCAAACTGTCGGTGCGACACCATCTGTTCATAACCTTCAAACTGTCTTGCAACCTTTTTATGGTTCCGTCCAGATTAGGCATCACGCTTCATCATCTCCTTTGCCTTCTTCCATTGCTCGTGCATCATCTCCGCACGCTTCCGGTCTTCCTCGTCCCATCCGTGCTTTTCATACAGTTCTTCCCACGTTTCTCCGTCTCCCCATCCAAAGACAATCGCGTATATCCATGCGTCCCGCCTGCATTCGCTCCAGTCCCTTACGCTGAAGGCAATAGCACATTCGATGCTCTCAAGCGCATTGAGCGTGATCGGTTATTGCCCTCATTCGGAAAACAAAATATTCCGTCGGTATTGCTCTGTCTGCTCATTCTGGCTTCACCTCACTCGTCATCCCACCAGTTAAATCCCTTGTCTGCGCTTCCGTATTGCAATACAGTTTTCGGATAAAACGAATCCCTGTCTCTCGGCCTATATTTGTTCGGGCATACTTTATATCCAAGTTCCAACATCTTATCGATATACTCAAACTCAACGCCGATGAACGGTTTTTGCATATCCGTCTTTCCATGACCGCAGCAGCACCCAGTCGTTTTAATTCCCAATTCCCAAAGGTGGATTATTTCCGGTAAAAGGCATTTATCGATGTTCACCATCTTTGCCTTGCCATCAACCAGCCACGGCAAATGAATGTTATATGCGCAGTCTCCAGTCCCAAATTCAATGTCCTTACATTTCATCCCACTTTATCTCCCTCCCACATCCCGGACAATACTTTCCAGCCGGAAACAAATAAGCCGTACAATTTGCACATATTCTGTTTGAACCGTAAATTTTATGTTCCGCAATCAATGGCTCCACAGGGTCGTGCCCCTTCAGCAGTTCCAACGCGTCATTTATTATCTGCGTTCTGCACAACTTATCATTCCAATAAGGACATTCCCGGCAGTCTCCTCTTGTAATATGGTACTCAAGGCCCTTAATTACTTTTTCTCTGTCAGGCATCCCACTTTTTCTCCCTTCCGCAATTAGAACAATAATTCTGTTTCAAACGACCAATCAACGCTCCACATTTCCCGCAATATGCTACATTATCAAAGCATGAGCAAATATCGTCCATTTCAAGCCTCATAATTGGTTTTACAGGTTCATGCACTTTCAGGAAATTATCGAGCAGAGATATTTCGTCATGCAATGTGGAGTATGCAGAATAGGTCATCTCGTCGTTCATTCTGAAGCCGTCCAACGCAGCAAGAACTCTTTCGATGTTTCCATTCATCCCACTTCACCGTCTTGCTCTGATAAGACTTATCAGTTCCTTGATTGCGTCTTTGATTCCGTCTGTATTGCTATAGCATCTTTTGCAGAACAGGATGAGCCACAGCGCCATGTTTATGAATCCAAGCGTTTGACGGATATTTTTTAATTCACTTACAATTTTCCCAATAGCTTCAGTTTCAGTCATTCCAATTTCACCGCCTTTCGCTGTTCGTCCGTGGGCCGATAACTCCAGCAACGCCACTGTTCTTTTCACTTTCTTCTCGTTCTGCAAGGCTGCAATAATCGCTATTGCTATGCCCTACCATTTGCTGATACTTTCCGCATTTTGGCGGAATAAAATCGTCTTTGTCTGTTATATGTCCCGGTACCCACCATCTACAATCTTTACACCTGACAACCATTTGCCTGTCTTCAACATCCATAGCGCAATTTTCACAACCATCTTGCTTCAGCAGTTCCAACGCCGTTTCCATGATTTCTTTCAAAAGTTCGTCGCTTGTACAGGCAGGGGTGAAATTCATTATTTCCGACTCAAAATCTTTTATGATTTTCTCCCTGTTATTCACCCCATCGCACCCCCGTCCCGCACCGGCTGCAGTACCGGATATCTTTGTCCTTTTTCTTCGCCAGCATGTATTCGCACTTCGGGCAATGGTATCTTCCTTCCCACTCCAGAACTTTCTGCGGAACGTTGTCTTTCAGGCACATTACCTTTTCTTCCGGCGTGATCCTGAACTGGTTGGCCTCCCCGTCGAACCCCATGCCCACACACCGCACTCCCGTGCATGGTTTCTGTCCGTACGTCATGTAAGGCAGTTCGGTTGAAATAACGACCTTCACTCTTTCAGGATGCTTTTCCTCCTGCGCTGTCTGCTGAACTATTTCTGCCAATCTGGCAAGCGTCATTCCCATGCGATCATCCTCCCGCATTCCTGACAATACTTGTACTTCGTCTCCGTGATTCCGCCGCACTCCAGTTCCGTCCACCCGACGACGGCCTCGCATTCCGGGCATTGCCATTCATCATTGCCGACAAATACTGGATTCACCGGCTCTTTACACTTCAGCAGCAATTCCAACAACGCGTCCCGCAAAAGCATCGTCTTACACCTGATCTTTAAACCCGGAACGTTTCGATACTTACATTTCTTACAGTTCTCCGGCCCTATACAGTTCATAATGGCGGCCTTCAGCGCCGTGTCGATATTTGCCATCTCTCGCATTCTCCTTTCGTCTTATCGCGCAGGCCGGGGTTTCACTTCGTCGCTCCCGCCGTGCGCATCGACGTTCCCGGGCCTTCCGTCTACTCCATGGCGTTTCGACTGCTCCACTACTGCGCATACATTACTCTCCGTCTTCGTAATCTTCGTCGTCTTCTTCTTCGTCGTCGTCTCCGTACACGACGGCCTTGTCGCACTCGATGTTTCCCGGTTCCGTATTGACCCGCGCATACTCCATAAGCGCTACGAGCAATATCCCGCAGGACAAGCCGACAACGAAACATATAATGCTCTCCATTTGCCGCACCTCATTTATTACTCGTACTCGTTCACATCGTATATGAATATGCGTTGTATGCGATGCGCTTCCATCGCCTCCATCACATCTGCAACCCTTAATATCTCGGTCGTCGCGGCCTCGCGCCCGACACATTCTATAGCTTCAAACTTCATTCGTTCCTCTCCGTTTATTCCTCGTCCTCGTCGCTGTTATCGAATTCGTTCCCGACAGAATCGAATATGCGTGTTCCAAACCTGTCTACCGCAGCGCCCAATGTGGCAGTTACCATCAATATCCCGATAAATAGTCCGAAGACCGCCCCTGCGACAAAACATACAATTCCGGTCATTCTTCACAATCCTCCCATACGACCCTGAACCGCTCCCGGTCCGGCGGATACGCCGCACGCATGCAGTCGTCCAACAGCATAAGCGTCCCGTCGTCACTCAAAGCCCATCCGTCGATATCGCAGTAAAGAAGATGCTTCGCCCATTCCTCGTGCAGGGCAATCTCGTAGGTGTCCGCTTCCTTCCCGGTCTTCGTATCGATGACCCTGAAAGACCGTATGCCCTCCGCGTCCCGCTTCAAAAGTTCGACAGCCCGCTCGATCTCCCGAATATAATCGTGCTGGGTGTCGGTACAGTCCTCGCTGATAAGATACTCCAGCGCTTCGATAACCTCCGTTCGCGTTAATTCCCGCATGGCCGCAAATCCTCCGGAATCTCCCATCCCCGCTCCTGGACGTAAAGCACCGCGTCCGCAAGCGTAACAAAGTAATGCCCCGTACCGTCGTACTGCACCGAATACGGCATGATCTTTTCCCCGTTGTACAACAGAACGAACGCGCCGCCGTCCGGAGCAAATCCCCCTGTAAGAGGTTTCCACCCCGCGCCGTACTTGTGTACGCTTTCCCATTCCGCTATCGCACGGTCCCTGTCCGACATTCTCTTATACATCGAAGGAATACACCCCTTCCTAAAAATCTACCTCTCTTAATATTAAACCAGTTTTTGCCCCGGAGTTTAATACTTCGTCCAAATAAAGTCCGGAAACACATTCCTAAAATTACAGTACCCCCGCAAACGCTAAATCCGAAAATCCAAGCCCGGATGAAAACATACCCCCACCCCCGCAAACCCTCCCGCGATCCCGAAGACCGGACGCAAACACACCCACCCCGCACAGGCATACCCGTATGCACCCCGCGCCCTACGCACCCAACACCTGACACGCACCCGCAGCACACCCCGCACACACCCGAAAACCTGCACCTGCACCGGACGCAAACCTACCCCCGTACAACCCCCGCCCGTACAACTGACGTGTAACGCAAACACACCCCCTTCCTCGGTACGCATGTCCCTGGGGGAACTCTCTGCATACAAACACCGGACGCTAACAGTAGGGGAGATCCTGCACCTTCCGGACGCAAACATACTCCCCGCCCAATCCTACATCTATTCTCTTCAACCCGGCTCTCAGCCCCTATATAATATTTCATATGCAATGTATACTATAGTTATGGAAATATCCAAGTAACTATTTTTATTCCAAGTAGCTAAGTAATAAATCCAAGCTGGGTATGTATCTATAATTAATTATTCCTTCGGTTGTTTTTTGTCCCTTATGCTGCTATAATATCCACAGGAAGATGTTCCCTCGTTGGCTCTGTTATTCCCCTCTTGGTATCTGTCCGCTGCTTCTTTATGTCCACACGAGGTCGCACCTCTGACCGCTCCTTCCCTGCGTGTTTTGTATTGCTGCTCTTTATGTCCACAGGGGGGAGTATCTTTACTTGGCTTTATATGCCGCATCTTGGTACCAACATGCTTTTTATATATCCAAGCTGGGTATAATAAAATACCCTCTGCTATTTATCATGCAATATACTATATCCGTGGATCGTAAACGTATGGGGGAGTAGAGGTAGTGGAAGGTGGAATGTCAATGCGGAAGGTTAAGGTGAACGGCGAAAGGTGGAAGGTAGTGGGGGAGTATGGGCATGCCTACGGCCGGGCGCGGATTTTTTGCCAGGATCTGGAAACCGTGGCTAAACAAAAACGCTTTGTTAGATGGTCATAACTGGCAGGATCTGGCAGTTATTTTCGATACTGCTGCATATGGTATTCGTTACTATATACGGCAGCATGGGCCGACGACAGTTATGGTACCATTATATTAATAATGATACTATAAACGGGCCGTTCTTATTTGACTGTTTGTTTATTAAATAAGTTATTATCTTAATAAGATTTTGGCTTTCTTTGACTTTAACGCTTTAATTGATTAAAGCGTCTTTGTGCTTTACTTTGCTAAAGTACGCTTTAGCCTGCTAAAGTATTAAAGGACTGTCTCTATCTGGTAATTGATACTACGTAACGAACTATAGACTACAACTTATTATTATATAATATATAACGAAACATCCGCGCAAGTTGATCGGATCCGGTCAGGCGCTGCCGGTCCGGCGGAGCCGAGGCCAG